ATGAAAAAACATGCTATTGCAGTAATGATGATCGCCGTATTTTCTGAGTCGGTTTATGCGGAGTCTACCTTATTTATTCCGGACGTCTCTCCTGATAGCGTCACGACATCCCTTTCCGTGGGAGTGTTAAATGGTAAATCCAGGGAGCTGGTTTATGATACCGACACCGGGCGGAAGATTAGTCAACTGGACTGGAAAATAAAAAATGTCGCCACGTTGCAGGGGGATTTATCATGGGAACCCTATTCGTTCATGACGCTGGACGCCCGCGGCTGGACATCTTTGGCGTCGGGATCGGGTCATATGGTTGACCATGACTGGATGAGCAGTGAGCAGCCAGGCTGGACCGATCGTTCAATTCATCCGGACACCAGCGCCAACTATGCTAATGAATACGATTTGAACGTGAAAGGTTGGTTATTGCAGGGCGATAACTACAAGGCGGGCGTAACAGCGGGCTATCAGGAAACCCGTTTTAGCTGGACGGCAAGAGGCGGGTCTTATATTTATGATAATGGTCGATATATTGGTAATTTTCCTCATGGCGTGCGCGGCATAGGTTATAGCCAGCGTTTCGAAATGCCCTATATCGGGCTGGCGGGTGATTATCGTATTAATGACTTTGAGTGTAATGTACTGTTTAAATACAGCGACTGGGTAAATGCGCATGATAATGACGAACACTACATGCGCAAACTTACCTTCCGCGAAAAAACGGAAAATTCACGATATTATGGCGCTTCTATTGACGCCGGATATTATATTACCAGTAATGCAAAAATCTTTGCTGAGTTCGCTTACAGTAAATATGAAGAAGGTAAGGGCGGTACGCAAATCATAGATAAAACCAGCGGTGATACGGCGTATTTTGGTGGCGATGCCGCAGGTATAGCTAATAATAACTATACGGTTACCGCGGGGTTGCAGTACCGCTTCTAGACCACATCAGGATGTCATCGGTCATAACCGGCCGATGACGACTTTTTGCTGAACGTATGGCATGTCCGGTGATATTGCATAGGGGCAATAAAAGCAACATGAAAGGGGAACCGCTCGAAAGGTTATGCAGCAAGAAGAGAATGTCCTGGGTATCAATGGTGTCCCCTGCAGACACCTAATGAATGTCGTAAGTGCAGGGGATTTATGATGAATTACAGGAGTGAAGAATTTTATGCCCGCATTTATGCCCACAAAGGCAATTCATGAGACATTTTGAAGGGGTGAGAAGTGGCTGCGTTTCCAGTTTTGATAGTCGGCATAAACCCACCTGGATGCGCTGCCGATTTTGTGCGGGGAAGGCAATTTACCTTTCTTGATTTCTGAGTAAATGAACGTTTTACCCATGCCAGAATCCTTCATCATGAACTTTAAGTCAACAAGTGAGTCGTCGCGTAATTCGCGCATAGGTTTTATCTCCGGTTTGGGAATCGAACCTGGAAGGAAGGGATATCTTGAGAAATGCACAGGCCTCATCGAGTGTGAGGCTGTGTGATTCCATAGTTAGTCCTTGCGTAGCTCGCTGATTCTTCTGTAAGTCTCTGGTGCTTTGTTCCCATGCACCTTCATTTCAGACTTCAACAGCGCAACGAGGGAATCCCATTCGTTGAGGAGGCCTTTGAATGCCGGAACGCGCTTCGCAACCTTGTCGAATGAATCTCTGATTTCTGGAATCTGCTCAACAAGTGCAACGCATCGCCGGAAGTCTGCTGCGTCATGGGGAGCGCCGAAGTGATGACCATAGATATTCTTTTTCAGGCCACATGCGATTGAGGCAAGAGTTGCGCTACTGATGCCAACATCGCCAGTCGATTGCCATTTCAAAACCTTCATAGCCAAATCTGACATTTCTTGTCTCCAATAAAAAACCGCCATCAGGCGGCTTGGTGTTCTTTCAGTTCTTCAATTCGAATATTGGTTACTTCTGCATGTGCTATCTGCGCCCATATCATCCAGTGGTCATAGCAGTCGCTGATGTTCTCAGCTTCGATAACTCTGTTGAATTGCTCTCCATTCCATTCGCCTGTGACTCGGAAGTGCATTTCTCATCTCCATAAAACAAAACCCGCCGTAGCGAGTTCAGATAAAAAAATCCCCGCGAGTGCGAGGATTGTTATTTTTGCGGTGCTGAGAGCCGAGCTGCTGCGCTTCAGCATCTGTGGACTCTCCCCATAAGCAAACAAGCACCCCGAAGAGCGCTTGTTTTATCTTTCAGCATAAGATAGCTATGTGCTGAATGACATACGAACGTATAATCTTCGCATGAGATATGTTAAAAGCTATCGCATCATTGGAGCTTGAAGTTGTCGATATCATCTACAAATTCCAGATACCCATCTTCAACGCTTTTTAAAACAAGTAAATGCTTAATTCCCTCACTTAATGAGGTTGGCCTTTCAAGCACAAACTCGAACCCATCCTCGTAAATTTTGCCTAACCAATAACCACCGCCATATTCTTTAAGCCTTTGAAAGAAAACATATCCTCCAGGCTTGAAATAATTGAGTGTCTCGTCTCTATAAACGATTTGGTAGTTAGGTACTTTGCCACCCATTTCAGCCACCATGAATACTGTGTTTTCATACAGTATAAATTAAAGCAAATGTTGGTCAATTTTGAGGGGTGAAATAATAACTTAACTCTGAAAACAAATTGTTTACGGCTTCTGCTATGGTTCAGTTTGATCAATAATCGCGAATGCTTTCGAACTGTCTTAACTCCTTATCAATCAGGCGTTTACTCTGCTGACGAGCTCGATGTTTACAGGTTCTCAATTCAGCATCATATCCGTTTCCTTTTCTGTAGCCTCGTGATCGACACAACGAACAGGTACAACCATCAACCGAATAGAATTTCCCAAATGGTTGCATTACTTTTCCTCCTGCGGTGGTTCTGGCAGTGGCATCCAGTGGGTTGGTAACCAAGATGCACCTGGTATAATCCATCCATCCTGCGCGTCTGGATGCCCTGGTATGTAGGTTCCCCATTTCATTCGCCAGTCACCTTTCCTACCAAACTCTCGAGCAACAAGAACTCCTGTTTTGCTATCCGGCATCCGCTCGCTACAGCTTATCCAGCCATCCGGAGTTACCGGAGAGTTGCCCGATAGCTCGTTCAACTTGTAAGTCTGGCTTACAGGTTCGACACCCTGATGCATGGCGGAGCGGCAGGCGTTCCATGCTCTCATTGCAAGAGTTGCCCGGTCCTCCTTCGCCATTCCGTTGATTTGCACAAAGTTGCATGCGGTGGAAAAGTTCATTTTTTCAGGCACTACCGGCGCTGGCGCTGCGGAGTAGAAATACGGCCTGATAGTCCACTTTTTATTCCAGAAATCCCGAGTTTTCTCAGCTTCCTCAAGTGTTGCAACACTACAGCCAACCTTTCCGCACTCTTTGATGACGTGGTATCCGGCTGGCTCTTGGTTATCAGCCTTGCGGCGCTCCTGTAGCTCACACAGGGCCGCTGCAACATAATGGCTATTGTGCTGATCAGCCCACTGAATGAGCCGAATCAGTGTTGCATTTGAAACGCGTTCGTCTGTTAGTTTGTTATTGCTAATAGTGGTCATGGGTTAGTCCTTCACAAAAATAATCCAGTGGGTTTTATCGTTCTTGCCGGTGCGCTGGCCAATAATTGGTTTCACGTCAGTAAGCGCCAGAATCTGGCTAACCGGAATCTGCGTTTCGTTCCATTTGAAAATGAGAACGCCGTGTGACCGCAATACACGGAAAGCCTCTTTGAATCCGGCGCGGAGGTCAGAACGCCACGTTTTTTTATTCAGGCACCCGTATTTTTTACCCATCCAGGCCGTTTGACCGACACGTTCCAGATGAGGCGGATCAAACACCACAACCGGAAACGACGAATCAGCAAACGATAGCGCGCGAAAATCAGCAATGAGGTCAGGACTGATAACCAGACGGCGACCGTCGCACAGGGTATGCTCTTCGGCGCGGATATCGGCGAACACGGCGCGGGAATCCTGTTTGTTGAACCAGAACATGCGAGAGCCGCAACACACGTCCAAAATAGTTTGCTGTGACATCACGACTCCTTAACCTTGATGCCAGCGGCGCGTATTTCGTGTATCGCATTGTCATTGCCAGCGCACCAACCCTCGGCGTAATCCCGGCTGAATCCGCTCAGGTGCATGACCTCATCAACGCTGCGTTTTGGTAAGTTGACAGCCCGCGCCTCCAGTTCTGCTATTCGCCGTTCTGCGGCTTCCAGCTTCTCGTAGAGAACATCCCAGCTTGTCGAGTTATCCAGAACCAGCTTTGTAACTCGCTCTTCACGTGATTTGTAATGCTCCAGCTCAACTCGCAGCTTCCCAACCGTAAGCGCAATATCCTCGTTCTCCTGGTCGCGGAGTTTGATGTATTGCTGTTTTTTATCCAGCTCATCCAGCAGCGCCTCTGCGGCGATATAAATAACCTGTCGTGCACGGTCTGCTGGGTCGCTATAGTGCGCCTGCATGAGGCGGAACTCTTCACGTAGCGCCTGTTTGTCGATTGTCATGCTGCACCTCCAAAAATCCATTGGTTACCTGCGTGCGCCTGGAATTTGCAGGACGTGTCAGGCATAACCAACTCATGAACCACTTCGCCTGTTTCAACAAAGTAGTAGTTGCTGTCTGTAACGTTGTTGATGAAGAATGCCTCGCGCTCGCGCCCTGACATCTCACCGAGAATACGCTGCACCTTTTTGGTGATTGGTCGGTAATCAGGTTCTATGCCAGCCAGTTTTGCCGCCGCGTAGTTGTGGTGGCCATCCATCAGGATGGTGTATTGCTGCCCACGCAGAACTATCGGGTAAACAGATACGATAAAACGCTTAAATCTTGCCGCTCTGTCGTTTACCTTTGCCTTGTCGAGGTAGCGCTGACTGCTGATAAGCGGACCTTTGATGTTGCTCATTGGGCTGCCTCCTGTGGATAACAAATATCGTCGAAATATTTTTCTGCTACGCACATGTTGAAGTGATCGAGATTCATCTCCTTCACCTGGAGTTTTGCCCAAACAATGCCTGTGCATCGATTGACGTAATCCCGGTTTTCTGGGGATTCCGCTACCCACTCCATAAGGTCTTCGGTGACACTTTTTAAGCAACGTAAAGCGCAGTCCAAATCAGTAAAATGCTGAGTATCTGTGATGCAGGAGACGACATAATACGTGGTGACTTTTGGCCCATCAGCGCGTCGTTTAAGCTCTCTTTCGATAGCGTTTTTCATGTCAGCCAGTTGATGGTCATTGAGTTTGTCGATGTTGCTCATTGGGCTGCTCCTTTGCGAAGCTTCGCCGAAAAATCAGCCGCAACCTCTTTGACCATATCGGAAAGCTGAGTACCGCCGCCGAATTTTTCGGAGAACATCTCCACACCCTGCGCCCGCACCTCAGCAAGGAAGGCGTCGGTGGCTGGCATATTTCCTGTTGCCTTCATGGCCTCCAAAATAACCAGAACGCCGTCTCGCCCAACCTCCTCGGAGATAACCTCGATGTTGTCGCCAACAACATCGCAGAATGCCTGAACTGCTTTACGAGCCAGCTCATTCTCAACCGCCAGCGCCATAAATTTCTCCTCCAGTTCCGCATAATCAGATGCCAGAACCATGTCAACGCAGAACGATTCAGACTGGACTGGTGGAGATAAATCAGATGGGGACGCGGTGTAAATTTTTACCTCTTGCATTTATCTTTCCTCAGTATCGCATTCAAATATTTATTCTCGTTAATAGAAGGGAATGAATTGCGCTGTAATAATTCCTCGCGTGTAGGCATTGGTTTAAATTTCATCCTAATAATAAGTTCGGCTGGTAGAATGTCGGGATTGTATGCAAGTCCTCTCATCGTAAATTCCTCAGTCATTACTGATAGCGCCATAACGCGAACGGTAATTTTTAAGGTGCGGGTCTATTTCAATGAATTGGGTGTAAGTGGCTTTGCGGAATGGCCTGATGGATGTCTGGTAAATGCGTTCGCGTTCTTCTTTTTCTGCAAGCCATATACAGTGACGAAATTCCTTTTCCTCTTTCGTTTCCTGCGGTAGCGACATTATCAGGTCGTAGTTTTTTCTGAATTTATCCAGCACCTCCGATACGGAATTGCCGGAACATCGGCGCGGGTCGTCCGCACCATACAGAGGCGCTGGCATATTTTCTCCAGGGTAGATTATCTTAAGAATGTGGTATAGATGGGGCTATTTCTTTCGTAAACGTGAGAGCCTGCTTTTTACCGATTCTTCACTTCGCCCGAGAATTTTTGCTACATTTCTTTGTGTATATCCTGATGAGATAAGCGCCTGCATTCTTTTGTCTTCGTCTTCGCTCCATCTTGGCTTAACGAATGCCGTTTTTAATGACAGTTTTTTTGCTATGTAATAAAACTGATTTATGTTTAGGCCCAGATGTTCTGCTGCACGGCAAGCTACCATGCGACCGCAAACTGACTCCATCTCCGCTGGAGTTATGTTTAATCTTCTCATTAAGCCACCTGTTTAAGCTCATTTATTCTGATATTCATTACCTGAACGCATTTAGCCTGCGCCTCCTCGTTGCCAGCCATTAATTGCCAGTCACGCTGATAACGCTCGATGAGTTTTTTCTTGTCAGTTTCTTTCGAAGCATAATCGCTGAAGTCTTTCAGGATTTGTTCGCAGTCAACCGATGGAGATTTCTGGTTGGTATTTTCTGGTGATGGTTGATTGCATGATGCTGGCATGGCCCAGTCCGGCAGCGATGGAGGGAGCCAGTAAAATCCTGTTCCATCCTTCAGTTTGGCCCTGTGCCATCCCTGCTTTTTATCGAGAGATGTTTGTGCAAAACCTTCCTCAAGGTTATACAGATACCGACCGATTCCCCACTGAACGGCAGCACGCTTCATTGCACCGGAACGACCACCTTTGACGGCTTCTACCTGCGTGTTTTCAGCAGCATCCCATTTGGTGACCCATTCGGAATCAATCTTGATTGATATGCCGCATTCAACGCCGCCGTTGTTGGGAATATCGCGGTATTCATTGCGCCATCCTGCTTTGCCGCAAACATCGTCCAGGCGTTTCATGATTGCCCTGTTCGTGACATAAGCCAGCACCATAGCCCACACTTTTCCATCGCGTGTTTTACCGCTTTGCTGTATTCGCCATTCGATATCTTCAGCTGCGAACGGCTCATCTAACTGATCCAGATTCATGAGTAATACCCTGCAAATTCATCCCAGCTAATAACCGGATTCTGCCGTTCTGCGGCTAAGTTAATTTGCTGCTCCACTTCTTCCTCAATTTCAGGAGAACTGAGAGCAATAAATTCTTCATCATCAAAATCATGCAACATGACGCGCCTCCCATTCTTCGTCCTGCCACTTATCCCAACCAAGAGCTATTCCGGCAGCCCATGTATACGCATCAGACATTCCCTGTTTTGTATCCGGAAATACTTTCTCATATAGCTTGTTGAACTCCCTGTTTCCTTGCTGAACAAGAATTGTTCCATTAACAGGAGTAATGGTCATGGCGTGGCACTCCTGGCTGATTAAGAATTTCACCGAGACGTTTCCATCCGGCCCGTAATTTTCTGGTGATACGCTCTAAAAGTGATTCATTAAGGTGTGCGATACCCATGACGGCACCGCCCGCGATAGCAAATGTCATCGTGGGATTCTCCATTTTTATTTATTGGCATAGCGAAAACGCCTCGATATGAAGCGCTATTGATATACTGGTAAAAAAGCCGCCCTGACTGCGAGCGGCAAATAACATCAAGGGATGATTTTTCGATTAACCAGAACGAGTCGTCGTCCTCGTTTGGTTACGAGCGATATTGCTCGCAATGCGGAATCACAGAATCCGCATTAAGTGCATCACTCACACTCTACAAACTCACCATCTTTATCCAGTTGATACCATGTATTCGGCATAATACCGTTCTCGCCAACCTTGCTTGCTCGAATATGAATTAACTCGCCATCTTCATCTCGATAGCAAAGCACAATAGCTCCGCCTTCAGATGCCCTGGCTTTTCCTTCTATTCCGAGTGATGCCGCTACGGATTGCGATCCAGACACTTCCGCTGCTGACCGGTCGCCAGTGTTGGTTGCTGCTGACTGGTAGCCAGTGTTGGTTGCTGCTGACCGGTCGCCAGTGTTAGTTGCCGCTGACCGGTCGCCAGTGTTGGTTGCCGCTGACTGGTAGCCAGTGTTGGTTGCTGCTGACCGGTCGCCAGTGTTGGTTGCCGCTGACTGGTAGCCAGTGTTGGTTGCTGCTGACCGGTCGCCAGTGTTAGTTGCCGCTGACCGGTCGCCAGTGTTGGTTGCCGCTGACTGGTCGCCAGTGTTGGTTGCCGCTGACCGGTTGCCAGTGTTGGTTGCCGCTGACCGGTAGCCAGTGTTGGTTGCTGCTGACTGGTAGCCAGTGCTGGTTGCTGCTGACCGGTAGCCAGTCATGATCTGCTGCTCAAGTGACTTATCAATCTTGCTCCAAATCCATTCGATACCACGTTGAATGAACTGAGGAAGCGTTAACTCATCCTTAATTGTGATACTGGAACTGGCTATTTTAGTGTCACCTCCTTCTTCACTGTCTGTAATACCAAAAGATATTGTTTCCGCATAGCGGCTTTCTGCCGGCGGATAATAACTGAAAACATCGAAAGGACATTCACAGGCGTGAAATCCAGAACCGCAAGCCTCTACTTTTCCATCGTGATGGAAGGTTTCACCGATTGCAAACTGAAAGCCACGGCACTTTAGGTCTTTATTAAATCCCTTGAATGTCACAATTTCTTTGGTCATGTTGTTATTCCTTAAATTTTGGCAATAAAAAAGGCCGCATTGCGACCTGATTAGATGAAATGTTTTATACTAAAAAAGTATTTGCAGACTATTTTTTAGGTTTAAGTTTTTCCATGCTTTCTGCTAAAGTTCCTATTCTCGACCTTATTGTTGGAGTATCCAGTCCTCTTTGAATATCAACGTTTAATGAAAGTAATTCTCTACTCCATCCGGCTATAGCATCATGGAACTGTCTTGCTCTATTGGCTTGTCTTTTTCTGCTGCTTTCAAGTTCTGTTAAAGTTTGTTTTGCTTCTATTTGTAATTTCCCTTTTCCTTCCTGTAGTGCATTTAGTGCGCACTGTCTCATTTCTGCTTTTATAAGAGGGTGTAGGTTTTCTGCTCCCAGGAAGATTACTTCATCAAGTGTTTTGAACAGAATTAAACAATCAGATTTTATTTTGGTGCGTGAATCTATACACTGAACTTCTACTGAAGGGACGCCACCATATTGTTTTACTCGCATGGCTGTGTAGCTGACTGTGCTCTTCAAGTTAATACTCCTGTAATTATCTCGCAGTTACATACTTTGCTCCTCTGTAACCAGCATTGTAGATCGCAACATCTGGTAAACACACGCCAGTTTCAGCAGGTTTGTGACCAAACTCATTTGCGTACACAATGGCTGCCCGCTCCAGATGGCGTCTGTATTCTTCCAGTTGCCAGAATGCATCTTTCGCCATGAACTGAAGTGATTTTGCGTCTTCAATACGCTTGGGCGTTTCATGTTTTCCTTTGGCCTGAATCTGGGCGCGGCTAAGGGTGGGGCGGTGTAATACTTCTGAGCTTGCCGTTACCGCATTCTGAAGCGCTGCACGGCGCTCACGACGACGACCTGCTGCTGAACCATTGAAAGCTGTTCTGCGCGTCATAGTGACCTCCTGATGAACTTTGGTGAAAGCGCCGGGACCTGTTTCAATTCCCGGATTTCAAGTCGCTTCTCAGTCCGGCCCGATTTATTACTAGGCCTAAGCTCCACGACACGCCTTCCCAAAGCTCACTTTGGTCGTTCCGGCTTTTCAGCCGCGTAGATTCATCACTGAATCGTTGTATGTTCACCGTCCTGGTGAGTAGTGCGTCCTGTTGATGTGTTTATATTGAACCAATAGTACGTAATATGCAAGAACTATTGGTACATTATTATCGTAAATGCTCTGTTCTTTTAGTACGTTTTTGAAATATAAATGAATTTATTTTTATAAATCCTCTATGTCATACTATTCTGAACAAAAAACGAGCTAGGTATCAGTATGAAAAGCGAAGAGCTGGCGCAGTTGCGCTATCAGGAAATGTGCAGGATTGTCGGTGATGTCGTGTTTGCTATGGTTGCGGAGGGGCATGAGACCAAAAGAGTAGCTATAGCTGACGTTATTCGTACGGAGATAGCGAAAGGTCTGGATAAGTGGGATGACGACCAGTTGCAGTGCATGAAACTTGCTGTGAAGCTACTGGAAGAGTAGGTATCTGGGTGGTGACAAAGTGGCGGGCAAATGGATGAAATAGCGATGCGTTGGCATAATTATCAATGAGTTACGTTGGTGGGCGAATGGTTGATGTAGGGATCGGCAGGAAAAGGAAACCCGGCGCGGTGGCCGGGTTACTTATGCAGCTAATTTTGGAAGCCATAAACTTCTGCTTTCGAATGGAAGAACTTGGCTTACGTCGTTGAACAGCAGTATCAGTTGCTGCATTTGCGAGCCGATAGATTCATTGTCAATAACTACGTATCGATTGTTAACAGCGTTGTTGGCCTGATAAAGATCCATCAGCTTTCCAAGCAATGAATATGCGCTGTTCCATGATCCACCTTCTTTAATGCTTGAGGTAAATATGTATTTGGGCATTGCGGTTTTAATGGTAACAGGTATGACAATATTGTGACCACTCATGCCACTGACTTCCTCTCGAAGGGACATTAAATTTGATAGTGAACTTTTTGAGATGAAATCAATCACTTCAGCTTCAAATCTTTTAGATTGGTTAGATGAATACCAATCGATGGACATAGCTGAAGCAAGAATACCAGCCCTAATAACATCTGATGTTACCTTTCCAAGCTCACCTTCATCATGAGCCCACTTAAGAATTTCGCCTCTTTCATTTAGCTCAGCGCCTTCTCGCGCGAGTGCCTGCCTGATCACATCAAGGCGACTTTGGTTAAGTGAAATTCCACGAGCCTCCATGTTCATAAGTGCGTCGCATCGATCAGTTACTTTGAAACTCCCATTAATATGCTGTACGAATGCGCCAACATGCTCCCCATCGTCACAATAGGGAAACGGACTGATTATTCTCAAGGACTCTTCACCTATGGGTAGGCATTCATAGCCGAGTCTGGAAATTATCGTTGAGCACATCATAGCAATGGAATTTGTCCCGAATCTTCTTGGGTCGGCAAAGGCAGTATTCCTTTGCATGTAACATTCAGTTTATAGCAGAAAAAGCGCCAGTGTCCTAACAAGTCATCCGGGGCTATCTTCTCGCGTATGATCAGACCTATTTCATACGGCAACGCTGATTCAAAGTAAAGGTGATAATGTGGGCCAAGAATGCTTTCAGCATAGTCAGGATGGCATACCCGGACTCTGTTAGTATGTCTATCATTTGGGTAAGAGTCCACACCAAAAATTCTTCGACCAAAGTAAAGCGCCACCATCTGAATTTTAGGGGAATCTCCGTATTCATCAGCTGGTCGCCACTGTAAAACAAACTTTAGGCCAGGCAAAGGTGAGCCATCCTCATAAGGTGTGATAGCCGTTTGTAACCACATCGGTGACCTGCCAGGTGGCGGCTTCTTACCCCATTTTATGCTGCTAACATCCACTATTTTCTTGGAGTTTATGACGCGATCAACATCCGACTGTAACAGAGGACTCTCGTTTTTCTTTGCCACTAGATATCCGTTTGCCTTTCTATGTTAGCCCATTGAATTAGTTAACAGAACCCAATCTTCTTGAATATCACCCAAACATCGCTTCAGTCCATCATCACCCGAATATCTCATCAGGCCATTGGCTTAATTATTACGCAACCATTCCCTTGCTTCTATGTCATCAAGGTGTCGTGATTGCTTTAAAATTCCAGCCACATATTCCACCTTGGATACTTCATAATATGGCAATGTAATTGGACGGTGATCTTGATTGATGCTTGTAAACTGATACTCTCCGTCTCGGTCGTAACCAAGCACCTTAATCATGTTATGACCTTCGATAGTTCTTACGAAAACCTCATCCCCAGGACATACTTTCGTGTTTGGCTCTATAAGAACGTATTCACCAGATTTGATGCGTGGCCACATGCTATCGCCTTTTACACGCAAACCAAAGGCTTCTGGGTCATCACTATATATTTTTAACCATCCATCACGTTCTTCAGTCATTTCTATAGCGCCATCAACGCCAAGAATAGCTTCTCCAACCACTCGAACAAGTCCCTTTCTCAACTGACCAACAAAAGTTAAAGATTGTGGATCTGTAGTTGTACTTTGCCTTACAGAACCATGCTGAAGCCAAACAACATCAACTTTTAAAAAATTCGCCAGAGCGTTCATTTTTTCCTGACGCGGCAAAGACTCAGCATTAAACCATTTGCTGACACCTTTTGACGATACATCAAGGGCTCTAGCAATTGCTATTCCCCTACCATGTTCGTCTAACCCAGCTTCTTTACAGGCCTGCGCTAGCCGCTGAGCAAATTCCTGACGCACTTTTTCATTCTGAACCATGAGTTCGATAGTAAAGTAGTTGCAAAAACTTTCAGTTCAATCATAATGTGTACTGAAAGTACAAAAAGGAGTAGCCAATGCAAAATCTTGATGAGCCGATTAAAGGTATCGGCATCCCAGAAGTTGCTAGGGCTTGCGGAGTTAGCGAGAGAGCAGTTTATAAATGGCTCAAAAATGGCTTTCTCCCTAAGACTGAATTTTTTGGGAAAACAAGATACGCCTCAAAAATTGAAGAAATTTCTGGGGGGAAGTTTCAAGCAGTTGATTTACTTGAAATAAGTAAAAAAAATCTTTTATCAGCATAAGCTTTAATACCTCTTTTCACAACGGACACTCGTCCTACGTCGCTGAAAAGCGAACTCCAGATAACAAATCAACCACAGGTTTATGCGTTCATGCGCATAGCCACAACTAACTATTAACTACAGGAAATACTAAGTAATGGAACTCACAAATCACAGCAAAAAGATACGCGAAGTGGAAACAGAGCTTCGCGCCCGACTCGTATCAATGGGTCAGACAAATTTCGCAAAGATGGCGGGATGGTCTGATTCAAAAGTAAGCCGCCTGAACATTCAGGATATGGCGGTGACGTTCGTTCTTCTGGAGAAGGTATGGGAGACGAGCTTAATCAGGGAAGTAGCAAGGCAAGCGGTGGAAGCTGTGATGCCGAGAAATAAAAAACGCCCGGCGGCAACCGAGCGTTCTGAGCAAATACAGATGGATTTCTAAGGCATCAGGAGAGGTAATTATATGCGAAAAATCACCGAAATGCACAAAGAAGTTAAGCGTTCACGATTCCTTCAGTCCATTGACAAGAAAACATCTTTGCGATTTGCCGCAGTTGCCCGAACCGAGCTTCTGAAGGCGGAGGCCAGATCGCTTTTACCGTCTCTACCGGAAGAAAAAGGGTACACATTCATCCCAAACTTTTTTATTGAAAAGTTGCTCAGGGAAGACCTTTCCGTAGAGCAGTTTAACGATGTTCTGAAAATTTTTCGTCAAGGAAGGTAGCGATGAGCAATACAGCAAAAGTCTATGATTTCAGCGCTGCACACGGGCGCAGGAGTTCACGGATGGAAAACCAAAAGCAGGGGCATTTTTCCTTGTTCAGGAGTCTTCTGTCTAAGGAGTGGGCAAAGGATACAGCAAAACTTGCGATGTGGATTCGTCTCATTGGAGAGGCTTCCTACAAACATCGCACAGTAGAGTTTTCAGGAAGAGAATGGGATCTTATGCCTGGAGAACTGGTGACGACAGCGGCGATTATGGGAAGGAAATTACGCGATCAGGATGGTCATGAAAAAAGCCCTCAGGCAGTGACCAGGATGATTAATTTCTTTGTCAAAGAAGGGATGATCACCACTAAGGGAACTCGCTTTGGAACTGTGATATCAATCACAAATTATGGTCAATATCAGGAAATTTCACCCGATGAACCATGCGATAAACCATCCGATAACAACAAACCCAGCAATGGCGCGGCTTTGAAGCATTCACCCGATGAACCATGCGATAAACCATCCGATGAACAGAACAAGAAGGTAGTTAACAAGAAGGTAGTTAACAATAATAAAACCCCCTACCCCCCAATGGGGGTGGTGATGGGCAGGTTAAACCTGAACGTCGCAAGGCAGAACGCATCGACTACGAATCCTTCCTGAACGCCTACAACACCGAAGTTGGCGACAGACTTCCACACGCTGTTTCGGTCAACGAGAAACGGAAACGCCGCCTGAAGAAAATCATCCCGCAACTGAAAACGCCAAACGTGGACGGTTTCAGGGCGTATGTCAGGGCGTTTGTGCATCAGGCCAGGCCGTTTTACTTCGGAGACAACGACACAGGCTGGACGGCTGATTTTGATTACCTGCTGAGGGAAGATTCGTTAACGGGAGTCCGGGAAGGGAAGTTTGCAGACAGGGGGATTGTATGAGACAGGATATCGAAGCGAGCGTTATCGGTGGCTTGCTGATTGGTGGGTTAACACCAACCGCGAGTGACGTTCTGGCAACGCTGGAGCCTGAAGCATTCTCAATTCCGCTCTACCGGAAAGCTTTTGAAGTTATCCGAAAGCAGGCCAGAAACAGGAACCTGATTGATGGACTGATGGTAGCCGAGGAATGCGGGGATGAATACGCAACGGCGGTGATGATGACTGCGCGGTCATGTCCCAGCGCTGCAAACCTGAAAGGTTATGCCGGAATGGTTGCAGACAGTTATCAACGGCGTCAGGTTTTACAGCTACTGGATGAGATGCGGGAGCCAATCAGTAACGGCACGCTGGACGCATCAGGCAGAGCGATGGATGAGCTTGTAAAGCGCCTGTCATCCATCAGGAAGCCGCGTAACGAGGTTAAACCTGTAAGACTGGGGGAAATCATCAATGACTACACTGACACGCTTGACAGGCGTCTGAGGAACGGAGAAGAGTCGGATACCCTGAAGACCGGAATCGAAGAGCTTGACGCTATCACCGGAGGGATGAACGCAGAAGACCTTGTGATTATTGCTGCTCGTCCTGGTATGGGTAAAACCGAACTGGCGCTAAAGATAGCCGAAGGCGTGGCAAGCCGCGTCATTCCTGGTTCTGACGTCCGGCGCGGTGTGTTGATTTTCTCGATGGAAATGAGCGCCATTCAGGTTGTTGAGAGAGGGATTGCTGGCGCAGGAATGATGTCGGTGAGTGTGCTGCGTAACCCATCACGTATGGACGATGAGGGATGGGCGAGAGTTGCAAGCGGGATGAAGTTGCTGGCAGATCTGGATGTGTGGGTAGTTGACGCGTCACGTTTGTCTGTCGAAGAAATCAGGTCCATTTCCGAACGCCACAAGCAGGAGCATCCTAATCTGTCACTGATTATGGCTGACTATCTCGGGCTAATTGAGAAACCAAAAGCGGAACGTAATGACCTCGCCATAGCACATATCTCCGGTAGCCTGAAAGCGATGGCGAAAGACCTGAAAACTCCAGTTATCTCCCTAAGCCAGCTCTCCCGCGATGTTGAGAAGCGGCCAAACAAGCGCCCGACAAACGCAGATTTGCGGGATTCAGGAAGCATTGAACAGGACGCAGACTCAATCATCATGCTCTATCGGGAAGCGGTATATGACGAGAACAGTAGCGCCGCGCCATTTGCTGAAATCATCGTGACGAAAAACCGTTTTGGCTCGCTTGGTACGGTTTACCAGCGGTTCTGCAACGGACACTTTGTTGCATGTGACCAGGACGAAGCCAGACAGATTTGCACGGCATCAAATGCACCTGCTGGACGCAGAAAGCGATATGCACAAGGGGCTGACGTATGACCATCTACAAAATACCTGAAATGCTTTTGAATCCCCGCTTCATTGCTGTTTTGAACAGATGTATCGACGAAGAAGAATTAATTATTCAATTCGAAAGGCTGTCAGGAGTAAGCCGACCACCAAAGAGGCAGCATCCAATAGAACTGATGGTTGATAAAGCGACAGGATTTTATGATGAGCAGTGGAAACTGTTTTTTGAAGCATTTATCCCGTTCGTCTATGAGTTTATATGGCTCACATGGGAAGACCGTGACAATGAGGAGTACTGGCAATGACTATCTACATCACTGAGCTGGTAACAGGCCTGCTGGTAATCGCAGGCCTTTTTATTTGGGGGAGAGGATGAAATCTAACCTACTTATTAACTATTCGTTTCTTGGGTTGGGAATTTTATTCGGAATAATTATGGCTTTTCCAACCAATAGCAGAGACAACGAAATACGTGCAAGAGCTGCTGTTGCAGTTTATGAGGGAAGGATTACTTGCGAAAAGGCATTGGACCAATGGGTATGTAGTATTCCGAATGACTAATACCCCAGCACGCTGATGGAGAGGAATGATGAGTACATTAGCTCAATTAATTAATGCCGACCTTGAAGAGTCAGGAGCACGGCATTATCGCTACTGGAAAGCCTCAAGACTTCCGATTAGAGAGCGATACAAGCGTAGGCCTAAACCAAAGAGCAGGCCGCGAGACAGGGTGCTTAAGCGCCTCATGCAGATAAACATGTCGCAGTTTACTAATTTCACCTGGTTCAAGCGGTGATGGAGAGGAATATGGACGAATCAAGAAAGCAGTTTGAAAGCGTAATAGGCGGGAAATGCTGGTCTGTTCAGAAAACTGATAGCGGAAGTTATGTGCATGAAAGAGTTCATTTGATGTGGATGGCGTGGAGAGAGTCTCGCGCAGCTATCGAAATTGAGTTGCCAGCAATAAATGATATCTCCAGCGATGACTACTCCATTCCTGACCTGGTTGATTGGGATGATGGAAGAAACGCTGGTATTCAGGAATGCGCAGAAGCCATCCGCGCCGCTGGAATCAAAGTGAAGGAGTGATTTATGTGTGTATATCACCTGAAACAATGCTACGGATGCGGAATGCCTCTTCGGTTTAATGGATTCCAGGGTATTCCTGATGTGCCTATGTGTAGTTCTTGTCGGGATAAAGGAATTAAGCCGAGATACGTTTATGTTTATTCCGCCAACAAGATATTGCCGAAGTATGAATACAGCACGGAAATAATGAGGTCAAAAACAAATATCTAACGTGGTATAGCGATATGAAAAAACTAACCTTTGAAATTCGATCTCCAGCGCATCAGCAAAACGCCATTCACGCAGTACAGCAAATCCTTCCAGACCCAACCAAACCAATCGTAGTAACCATTCAGGAGCGCAACCGCAGCTTAGACCAAAATAGGAAGCTTTGGGCCTGCTTAGGTGACGTCTCGCGTCAGGTTGAATGGCATGGTCGCTGGCTGGATGCAGAAAGCTGGAAGTGCGTGTTTACCGCAGCATTAAAGCAGCAGGACGTTGTTCCTAACCTTGCCGGTAATGGCTTTGTAGTAATAGGCCAGTCAACCAGCAGGATGCGTGTAAGCGAATTTGCGGAACTATTAGAGCTTATACAGGCATTCGGTACAGAACGTGGAGTTAAGTGGTCAGATGAAGCCCTGTTAGCGCTGGAATGGAAAGCGAGATGGGGAGATAAGGCGGCATGAGGCGACAGCGACGAAGTATCACCGACATAATCTGCGAAAACTGCAAATACCTACCAACGAAACGCTCCAGAAATAAACCCAAGCCAGCACCAAATGAATCAGACGTAAAAACCTTCAATTACACGGCTCACCTGTGGGATATCCGGTGGCTAAGACATCGTGCGAGGAAATGACAATGCTTTTAATTCAACCAGGATTTGGCCTGAGCATCAAAAAAGGGCACATGTTTGGCGAGAAAGAGTCTCAACGAAAAATGGTGTCTATCCGGTTGCCATTTATCAGTATTTATTGGCTAAACAGGGAGGCAACAAATTATTGGTATACATGCGCGCGTGCCGCATTTAATGACCCTGACTGGTTTATTGAAAACCATCATGCAGTTCGTCAGGCGAAACGAAAATCCACCATAACAAAAATGAAAGCGTATCGGGACGCTTGGGAAGAACATAGAAATCGATACCAAAAGGACATTGAAAAGCTGGAATCAGAAAACACTGAGCTAAAACGAAGACTAGGGGAAGCGAAAAGGGATATTGATGCCTATAAGCGGCTTGTAGGTGGTGATAGCCATGCTTAGCCCAACTCAAATCATGCAATACCAGAAAGAAAGCGTCGATCGAGCTTTAACGTGCGCTAACTGCGGTCAGAAGCTGCATGTGCTGGAAGTTCACGTTTGTGAGCACTGTTGCGCAGAACTGATGAGCTATCCGAATAGCTCGATGCACGAGGAAGAAGACGATGAATAGCGTCAAGCCATATTCACCGAGGGAGCAGGATTACATCAGGCGCGTCGCCGGTAAGGTTCCGGCAGAAGTAATGGCGGCGGCACTTGGCATAACCAGAAACAGCCTGGTTAACTGGGCTAATCGACATGGAATAAGCCTGAGGGTTCCTTACGGAATACTTAAAAAGCACTGGCCTGAATATGCTGAAAAAATGACAAGAGGGGGACGCAATGGCACTAAAGAGAGATAAGTTTGATGACGTTTTCTCCCAACTGGTGAGGGAGCGAACGGACTGGATCTGCGATTACTGCGGACGAACATTCCACCACGAAAGACAAAAACTCCACTGCTCCCACTTCAAATCCCGACGACACAAAGCAACCCGATACCATCCCTATAACGCCTTCGCCCACTGCATTGGCTGTCACCGAAAACTCGAAGAGGACCCATACGAATTCACCGCGCATGCGGAGATTGTCTATGGGGAGATGACAATAGAGCGTGTAGCGCGTCTGGCGTGCATTCCTGTGCGCTTAAATCCTTGGCAGATGGATGAGCTATACCAACACATGAAGAGCGAACTGAAGCGGTTACAGGAGCTAAGGGCGCATGGTGTTACAGGGCGCATCGATTTCACATTGCCAGACTGGTATCAGGACGGAATTCAACTCCGCATGGGGGAATCTCAATGTGCAGCATAACCAGCATTAACCAGGCAAAACAGCAGCGTGAACGTGACGAAGCTGAATTGCGCAGCGTCAGAGAGATGACGGAGCAACACCAGAAGGCGATGGATTATCTGCATGAGCGAGGGCGTGAACTGGTGAACCGGCTGGGGTTGAATAAGCCAACGGGAGACGATGCTGCATGAGACTCGAAAGCGTAGCTAAATTCCATTCGCCAAAAAGCCCGATGATGAGTGATTCACCACGGGCTACGGCTTCTGACTCTCTTTCCGGTACTGATGTGATGGCTGCTATGGGGATGGCGCAATCACAAGCCGGATTCGGAATGGCTGCATTCTGTGGTAAGCACGAACTCAGCCAGAACGACAAACAAAAGGCTATCAACTATCTGATGCAATTTGCACACAAGGTATCGGGGAAATACCGTGGTGTGGCAAAGCTCGAAGGAAATACTAAGGCAAAAGTACTGCAAGTGCTCGCAACATTCGCTTATGCGGATTATTGCCGTAGTGCCGCGACGCCGGGGGCAAGATGCAGAGATTGCCACGGTACAGGCCGTGCGGTTGATATAGCCAAAACAGAGCTGTGGGGGAGAGTTGTCGAGAAAGAGTGCGGAAGATGCAAAGGCGTCGGCTATTCAAGGATGCCAGCAAGCGCCGCATATCGCGCTGTAACGATGCTAATCCCAAACCTTACTCAACCCACCTGGTCACGCACTGTTAAGCCGCTGTATGACGCTCTGGTGGTGCAATGCCACAAGGAAGAGTCAATCGCAGACAATATCTTGAATGCGGTCACACGTTAGCAGCATGATTGCCACGGATGACAACATATTAACGGCATAATATTGACTTTTTGAATAAAGTTGGGTAAATTTGACCTAACGATGGATAAATGCACTCGTTAAATAAAGCCCTGAGTTAATAGCTCGGGGCTTTTTGCGTTTTAAGCACGGCCTTTCTGAAAGCACATCAAGCCAAATACCAGACAGACAAAAATAATCACCTTATCCGCTGTGGATACGGTGCGGTGTGCTTTGCATAAAAGAAAACCAGCGCAATGGCTGGCTTCGTGAAAGCGGGTGGCAAGAGGCTGCGCTAACAACCTCCTGCCGTTTTGCCCGTGCATATCGGTCACGAACAAATCTGATTACTAAACACAGTAGCCTGGATTTGTTCTATCAGTAATCGACCTTATTCCTAATTAAATAGAGCAAATCCCCTCAATAAAGGGGGTAGAGCATGTACCGTATGGACAAAATCAGAGAATGGTTCAGTTACAGCTTCGGAGGACTGACTGCGATGGGTGGCATTCTCTCCCTGAATGACTGGGCTGTAATCGTTGGTATTCTTTGTACTGTCGGCACATTTGGCGTCAACTGGTACTACAAACGCAAAGAGCGTGAGGACAGATTAAATGGCAATGTCACCGGCACTACGAAATAGCGTAATAGCGGCGATAAGTGGCGGGGCTATTGCTATAGCATCTGTGTTAATCACTGGCCCCGGTGGTAACGATGGTCTGGAAGGTGTCAGATACAAACCATATAAGGACGTAGTTGGTGTGTTGACTGTGTGTTATGGCCACACCGGAAAAGACATCATGCCTGGTAAAACGTATACCGAAGCAGAATGCAAAGCCCTCCTGAATAAAGACCTTGCCACGGTCGCCAGACAAATTAACCCGTACATCAAAGCCGATATACCGGAAACAACGCGCGGCGCCATTTACTCGTTCGCCTACAACGTGGGCGCTGGCAATTTCAGAACGTCGACGCTTCTTCGCAAAATCAACCAGGGTGATATCAAAGGCGCATGTGACCAGCTACGTCGCTGGACATACGCTGGCGGTAAGCAATGGAAAGGCCTGATGACTCGTCGTGAGATTGAGCGTGAAGTATGTTTGTGGGGGCAGCAATGAGCAGAGTAACCGCGATTATCTCCGCTCTGGTTATCTGCATCATCGTCTGCCTGTCATGGGCTGTTAATCATTACCGTGATAACGCCATCGCCTACAAAGAGCAGCGCGATAACAAGGCCAGTGAACTGGAGAAGGCGAACGCCACCATTACTGACATGCAGCAGCGCCAGCTTGATGCTGATGCACTCGATGCTAAATACACGAAGGAGTTAGCTGATGCGAAAGCTGAAAATGATGCTCTTCGGCGCAAGCTTGATAATGGTGGTCGGGTGCTCGTCAAAGGCAAATGTTCTGTGCCATCCTCAGCCGAAACCTCCAGCGCCTCCGGCATGGGCAATGATGCCACCGTCGAACTCTCTCCAGTTGCTGGACGGAACGTTCTCGGTATCCGGGACGGAATCATCAGTGACCAAACAGCACTGAGAACGCTTCAGGAGTACATCAGGACGCAGTGCGAACATGAAAATCCCCGCTAATGCGGGGAAACGATGAGCTTATCCACTACCTGATTTGATAACTTCCCGCCAGGGTGGGGAAAGTGGAATGGATTTGTCACCTATCCTGAACTGAGTCAAGGAATGGCTTAAGGCCCGCACAAAATGCATTAAATTCTTCAGGAGTAACGGTAGCCGTCCTGTTTGTACGCGACCCTGCTAACTGAGAGTTACCTGTTGCGTTCTTTGTTGCCCCAGCGCCACGAAGCAAAGAATCAGCCCGACTTTTTGAGCATTCAATGCCACCGAGAGTAATTATTTCCGATACGCTATGTCGATCCATGCAGCCAAGGGCACCGGCAATCAGTTTCAGGTTAATAGTTAGTTGTTGGTTAGTCATAAGTACCACACTCATTTAGGGTATAGATGGCTTCTTCTGTCTCAGCCTTTCTTCGTTTCAGCGCTACCACTAACACGGCGAAATTTCTTATTTGGAAATCGAATTTTTTAGTTGTCCAGTGGTTTCGGATACAACCAGCGTCCAATAAGCAAGTAACAGGAGCATAAATGGCACTCACCGACAAACAAGAAATGTTCTGTCGCGAGTACCTCATCGATTTAAACGCCACGCAAGCGGCTATTCGGGCGGGGTACAGCGCAAAGACAGCTAACCGTACTGCGTCCGAAAACATGTCAAAACCTGACGTACAGTCAAGAATTGCCGAACTTAAATCGCAACGCAATGATCTGGTTGGCATAAATGCTACATATGTCCTCAATCGTCTCGTTGAGATTGACCAGATGGACGTTCTCGACATCCTCAAAGACGATATGAGTCTGAAGCCAGTAAGCGAGTGGCCATCATCCTGGCGGAGGTACCTTAGCGGCTTCGATATGGCTGAGATGTATGAAGGCCGTGGGGAAGAGCGCGAAATGGTCGGGCTTCTCAAGAAAATTAAGTGGCCAGATAAAGTCAAAAACCTCGAGCTGCTCGGGAAGCACATTGATGTGATGGCTTTCAAAGAGCAGGCCACTCATGAACATACAGGTAAGAACGGCGGGCCAATCGAAATGGCTACGCTGACCAAAGAAGAATATAAGGCTGCCCGGCGGGAGATGTTGGAGGATGACGACTGCTGAGCAAAAAACCTATGCCCGTAAGATAGAGTGTGAAGAGGACGGACTATACTTCGCTCGCTACTTCTTTAAGCAGCGCACGGGCGGCAAGATGATTGTCGCGCCGCACCACAAGGTGATTCAGCAAACATTGGATCGCGTCATTGATGGTGAGATTACTCGCCTGGTCATCAACGTGCCGCCTGGGTACACAAAGACGGAGCTGGCAACTATCAATATGATGGGGCGCGGACTGGCTCTGAACTGCCGCGCACGCTTCATGCACCTGTCCTACTCGCATAATCTGGCGCTGCTGAACTCCTCGACGGCCCGCGGCATGATTAAGTCACAGGATTACCAGTCAATGTGGCCGATGGTGTTGCGCGATGACGCTGACAGTAAGGCAATGTGGTGGACTGAGCACGGCGGTGGTGTCTATGCATCTTCGGCTGCCGGCCAGGTTACCGGCTTCCGTGCCGGTCATATGGAGCCTGGCTGGCAGGGTGCGCTGATTATCGATGACCCTGTTAAGCCGGATGACGCTTATTCCGATACAGTTCGAAACGGGGTCAACAACCGATTTAACGAGACAATCAAATCACGACTGGCGATCGAGACGACGCCGATGATTGTCATCATGCAGCGGATTCACTACCACGACCTGAGCGGTTATCTTCTGCGGGGCGGGAGTGGAGAAAAGTGGCATCACCTGAATCTGCCTGTGATTATCGACAATAGTCAGTCATACGCTGCGCAGTACCCTGAAAACTCCCACGCCATACCCATAGACCACGGCCTGCCTGATGGCTGGCTCTGGCCGTTTAAGCACAATGAATCGCATCGTGTATCGCTGTTCTCTCACCGGCGCACCGCCGAAGCGCAGTACATGCAGAAGCCTCGCAGGTTTAATGCCGAAGGCGCTCTGTGGACTGAGTCGATGATAAGCGCTGCGCATGACCTGCAAATTAATGCTGAAAAGGTGCGGGCGGTCATCGCTATTGACCCGCAGGCGACAAATAGTGACGAAAGCGATGAGACGGGGATTATTGCTGCCAGTGCTTATGGCGCCGGAGATAAGAAGCAATTCTCTGTTGAAGGCGACTATAGCGGGAAATATTCACCCGCTGGATGGGCCAAGAAAGCTATATGGGCTTATGAGTATCACCAGGCGGACGCGATAGTTATCGAAACCAACCAGGGCGGAGACATGGCGGAGGAGACGCTGCGCAACGCCGGGTTCAAAGGACGAATCATCCGCGTTCACGCCAGTAAAGGTAAGTATGCCCGCGCTGAACCAATCTCTGCGCTCTATGAACAGGGGCGCGTGGCAAACCATGGCAATCTCTATGTATTGGAGAATCAGCTGATGGAGTACATCCCATCTACCGCGAAGAAATCACCTGACCGCCTCGATGCGATGGTATACGCACTGACGGAACTGAATGGATCGCAGCCTGTAGGGATGATGATTCCTAAGCGCCTTAGGGGGAAATAATCATGAAAAACAAATGCAAATGCCCTGGCTGCGAACGCAAAAGAAAAGGCGGGCCGGGTTATCAGCCATGTGCCACCAAATATCCTGCCAGGGGAATTGCTCCACCACCTAAACGACCATAACGGACAATCCATGACTGACAAATTAACACTAGCCGTCAATCACGCGCTGAATGACGTCAGGCTTGCTCGCGCCCGCATGGGGCTACTTAATCCTTCAATGGGTTTGGACGCTAAGCGTAATTCAGCCTGGTGCGAATACGGATTCAAAGAAGAATTAACCTTCGATGACCTTTACAAGCTCTACCGCCGCGGTGGTATAGCTCACGGTGCCGTAGAAAAGCTTGTTGGTAAATGCTGGCAGTCAAACCCTGAAATCATTGAGGGTGAAAAGTCAGATGAAACACGCATGGAAACGTCGTGGGAGTCCAAAACTAAGCAGGTTTTCACTAACCGACTTTGGCGCGCGTTTCTTGATGCTGATCGGCGACGTCTCGTTGGCCGCTATGCAGGAATTCTCCTGCATATTCGAGATAATAAAGCGTGGAATCTGGAACCAACGAAAGGGCGTGGTCTGGAAAAAGTAAGTATTGCATGGGCCGGTTCACTGAAAGTCAGCGAATGGCATGACGGAGTGGTTTCAAAGAATTATGGTCAGCCGAAGATGTGGCAGTACACAGAGATTCTACCCAATGGTTCCTCTCGCCGTGTCGACATCCACCCTGGTCGAGTTTTCATTCTTGGTGACTATACAGACGATGCGATCGGTTTCCTTGAGCCTGCATACAACGCTTTTGTCAGTCTGGAGAAGGTGGAAGGTGGTTCCGGTGAGTCGTTCCTGAAGAACGCTGCACGCCAGCTTAACGTCAACTTTGAAAAGGAAATCGACTTCAATAATCTGGCGTCGCTGTATGGCGTGAGTATCGATGAGCTACAGGAAAAGTTTAACGAAGTTGCCGGGGAAATTAACCGGGGTAACGACGTGTTAATGACCACGCAGGGGGCGACAGTTACACCACTTGTCACTGCCGTAGCAGACCCAACAGCAACCTACGACGTTAACCTCCAGACAGCTTCCGCTGGCGTAGATATTCCGACTCGCATTCTCGTAGGTAATCAGCAGGCCGAGCGTTCCAGCACAGAGGACCAGAAGTACTTCAATGCTCGCTGCCAGTCCCGACGAGGCGAATTGTCATTCGAGATTGAGGACTTCTGCGACAAGTTGATTAACCTCGGCATTATCGACCAGATAGGCCATAAAACAGTTATTTGGGACGACCTTAATGCGCAAAGCGATAGTGAAAAACTGGATGCCGCGCAGAAGATGTCGCAGATAAACAGCGCATCATTAGCAACAGGCGAGCAGGTATTTACTGGTGAAGAGATTCGTGTGGCTGCCGGGTATGAGGGTTCACCTGAACCACTTCCGGAGATAGATGATGACGAAGAAGAAAGCGAAATCACCGATACTACCCGGAAACCTTAAAGACCCGACAGGCGCTGACCGCCTTGAGCGCGGAGCAATGAACGAGTTCGCCAGGCGAATGAAACGCATTGGCAAAGCCTACAAGGACATCCTCGACCGCATTCCTGCATCACCATCAGTAAACCAGCGCTACACCTTCGAACTCGACTCCACCCAGCTATCAATGCTCCTCAGCAATGCCTCATTGCTGGTGGATGAGATTTTGGGTGCGGATAACGAGACGGGGTTCTGGTTCTGGACTGATTACGTCAACCCGGCGTATCAGCGCGGCACGGCGCAGGAATTTGCCAATCTGGCGCAGCAGTCAGCCGTGTACGCGGCAGGACAGGAAAGCGTATCGGCAATCCTCCTGAGTGAGCCGTACCGCCGCAGACTCATTCTGGTTCGTGCTCGTACCTTCGAGGAAATGAAGAACTTCAGTGCCACCGTGAAAGCCGACATGGCGCGGATACTGACCGATGGTCTGGGGCGCGGACAGAACCCGCTGGAGATAGCGAAGCGCATCACTGAGCAGACAGGTATTGAGTCTCGCCGGGCTAATCGTATTGCCCGGACGGAGATTACCACCGCGCTGCGCCGTGGTCGATGGGATGAATCAGATGAGGCAACGGAGCAATACGGGATACTCACCCGCCAACTGCATTTGTCAGCACTCAGCGCGACCACCCGCCAGACTCACGCGTTACGACATGGAAAGCTCTACACAACGGAAGAAGTGAGGGAGTGGTACAGCATCAATGGAAACGCAATCAACTGCAAATGCACTCAGGTATCTGTTCTCGTTGATGAGGCAGGTAATCCTCTTTACCCGAACGTTATCGACATGGCCAGGAAAAGGCTGGAGAAAGCGAAGCAGGCAGGACTGGTTCCCAATCATTCGCATTGCGGTTGTGGGCGCAAGCACGCTGCATAAACGTGAGAGTTTTCAATGAAAGTACAGGTTAATGTCACTTCAAAAGTGAACAGCAAAGCCATCCGTAGGGAGCAACACAACGGACGCGAACATTGGGTTGTCCCTTCCTACACACTCCCGGCAAACGTGGTCATGAACGGCGGACTCTATCCTGCCAGCGAAATTGACCAGCACTATACCGGTCTGGAAGGGACGCTGGCACCGCTGGGACATCCACAGGTAAACGGCCAGTTTGTTTCGGCTTTCAGTCCTGAAGGCTTGAATGTGGGATATGTCGGGGCGTGGAACAAAAACGTCAAGAAGTCAGGTAACCGTGTCTACGTCGAGAAGTGGATCGACACAGAAGTGGCAAAGCGTACAGATGATGGCAAGCGTCTTCTTGAGCGTCTTGAGGCGCTGGAGAAAGGCGATGATGTTCCGCCAATCCATACCAGCGTTGCCGTATTCCTGGAAGAACTGGAAGCGAACGATGAGCAGAAAGCTCAGGGGGCTTCATGGGTTGCGAAAATTCACGCGATGGATCATGACGCCATCCTTCTGGATGAGGTTGGCGCGGCCACGCCAGAGCAGGGGGTAGGGATGATGGTTAACGCTGACCTCGCCACGCCACTGAAGGCTAATTCCGGTGCGCTGGTTGGCGAAACCTATCGCGAGCGAGAGCGGCGTCTGGAGAAGTATGCGAAAGATAAATTCGCTCCCGGAGAGAAAGAATACGCCTGGGTGGCTGACTTCACTGACTCGCAGGCCGTAATCATCCTCAACAATGGCGATCCGAAGGTTTACGGATACAAATCTGAGGGCGGAAAGATTGTCTTTGACGATACCTGGACAGAGGTTCAGCGCCAGAGTTCATGGGTTGCCGTCGTCAACAAGCTCAAATCATTTTTCACACCGCAGGATAACCCTGCACCAAACCACAAAATGGAGGGCGACATGCCTTTAACCAAAGAAGAACTGGAACAAATCGGCAGCATGGTTAGCGAGGCCGTCGCCACCAATACCGAAAAGGCTATCAAGCCTCTCGCGGAAAAGGTTGATGCGCTACAGGCCAATCAGCAACAACTTTCTGAAGCCCTGACTGCCAACTCCCGCGCCGAAGAGAAAACGAAGCGTGAAGCGGTGGCAAAAGTTCACGGCGAGATTGTGGCTAACGCCCTGTCTGGCGAAGCGCTGGACGCGATGTACAAAACCATTGGTGATGCCGCACCGCTGGGTACTAACTCTGCTCAGCATCAGAAAGAAACTGGCGCACCTGCCGCATCTGAATACTTCAAATAAGGAGCCTGGATAATGTCACGTTATCGTCGCGTTAATATCGACGGGGAATCGCTCTACAAGACCGAAACCCGCCTCACCTCCGCAGAACTACTGCCAGGCACTGCCGTCACTATTAACAGTGATGGTAAGTTCGCACAAGCCACTGCATTAACTGGCCGCATGTACATTATCGATTGCGCTTATCATCAGGGACTTGGCATTCGTGATGCCGTTCCTGCTGGCGATTCTGCTGTTGGCAACTATGTAGAAGAAGGCCGTGAACTTGCGCTTCTGTGTGTACCTGGTGCGTACAAGAAGGACAGCCCGATTAAGCTTGGTGCGGCTGGTCAATTCACACTGGCAACTGGCGACACCGATTCAGTAATCGGCTACAGCCAGGACGAGTTCACCATCGCAGCCAGCACCACCGACTTCATTCGCGTTCGTATGCGCGTTGGCACTGCCGCCGCTGCAGGCGCGTAACAAAAGGATAAACATATATGTATTTCTCTAAAGAGACACTGGCGACCAACTCGCGCCTTGGTGGTCACTGGAATGAGCTTTGGGCAAACCGCAACATGTGGAACGCACAGCATGATGCCATGATTGCGGCAAATCGTTCTAATATGACTCCTGAATGGCTGGCGGTTAATGCTGTAGGCGGTTTTACGCGTGATTTCTGGGCCGAGATTGACCGTCAGGTGCTGCAACTGCGTGATCAGGAGGTTGGCATGGAAATCGTCAACGACCTGATTGGTGTGCAGACTGTTCTTTCTGTTGGCAAAACTGCAAAGCTCTACAACGTTATTGGTGATATCGCTGATGATGTGTCTGTGAGCATTGACGGTCAGGCTCCATTCTCATTTGACCATACCGAATATGCGAGTGATGGCGACCCGATTCCGGTATTCACCGCAGGTTACGGCGTGAACTGGCGTCATGCTGCTGGTCTTAACTCTGTCGGTATTGACCTTGTGCTGGATTCGCAGATGGCTAAAATGCGCAAGTTTAACCAGAAGCGTGTCAACTACTATCTGAACGGCGACCCGAATATTCAGGTGCAGTCCTACCCGGCACAGGGTATCAAAAACCACCGTAACACCAAGAAGATCAACCTGGGTTCTGGTTCGGGTGGCGCAAATATAGACCTGACCACTGCCGATATGACAGCACTGTTTGCTTTCTTCGGGAAAGGCGCATTTGGTACGCTGGCGCGCGCCAACAAAGTCGCTCAGTATGATGTGATGTGGGTGTCACCTGAAATCTGGGCTAACCTGGCTCAACCGTATGTAGTAAACGGCGTAGTTAGCGGCAACGTACTGAATGCTGTGCTGCCATTTGCGCCTGTTCGTGAAATTCGCCCGACCTTTGCGCTGAGTGGCAACGAGTTCATTGCCTATGTTCGCCGTCAGGACATCATTTCTCCGCTGGTTGGTATGGCTGTTGGCGTCGTGCCGCTGCCGCGTCCGTTACCTAACGTTAACTACAACTTCCAGATCATGTCTGCTGAAGGTTTGCAAATCACCGCAGACGACCAAGGCCTGTCCGGAGTTGTCTATGGCGCTAACCTTGTGTAAGGAAATGGTATGGCTAAATACGAAGTTGTACGACCATGGTTCGGCGTAAAGGTTGGCGATGTGGTGGATATAAAAGAACTGCATCCAGCCCTGAAGTCGAACGTTCGCCTGATGCGTGGAGAGGTGGGTGGTGACCTAACACCGGCAACTCCAGAAGCGAAATCAGGCCGACGCCGTAAAAACGAAGAAGACGAATAGCCGCGAAAGCGGTTTTTTTATGCCCTCTTCGGAGGGCCATAAGAGGTTCGCATGATTACCACAGAACAGGCCAAGGAATATCTGGAGTCAGTGGGTATCACGCTGCCAGATTTCATTCTGCAGGCTATCGTAGAGCAGGCTAACAGTATTCAGGAGTGCCTCGATGCACATTACCCGCCCGCAACGGCGCTGCTAATTCAGTCCTATTTACTGGGTTTAATGGCGTTGGGGCAGGGTGATAGATACATCAGCTCTCAGACCGCGCCTAACGGCGCATCGCGTTCATTTCGGTATCAGTCTTTTGCTGACCGATGGAAGGGGGCCTTGTCACTGCTGCGTGGCGCTGACAAATTCAGGTGTGCCAATGGACTCATCCCCCCAGACCCGACCAATACAGCGTTTGCTGGTATCTGGATTGGTAAAGGTGGTTGCATGTGTAATGGGGATAAGTAATGGCATGGATATCGGTTAAGCAGCGATTGCCTGAGCCGTTCGTCAAAGTCTGGGTGATGACAGACATTGGTAAGCGCGTTACCGGCTATGTCAAAAGCAACGGTGACTGGTATCTGTTGTGTCGAAAGGTGGCAGCGGAAAAACCGGAGGTGATCCGGTGGGAGGATGGCAATGTCTGAAATAGCACGCTGGAGTTACACCAACGTTGCGACCATCTACCCGCGCGTCTACGACGACTGGAATAACGCCTGGACAAGCGGAACTCCCTACCTGATTGACTGTACCTGGACGGCGAACAATGAAGTTGCGGTAGATGCCAGCGGGAAAGAGTTCACCACGAACCTGATTTTCTTCACTGAACTGAAGTGTAACGGCGTCGATGCGACCATGCCGTTACGCGACTGGTATATCGCCAGAGGTGACACAACGGCGCAGGTCGATCCCCTGAAAGCTGGCGCGAACGTCATCAAAGCGGTGACGGAATGGGATATGTCACCATTCGGCGAGGAGCCGGACTACAAAATTCTGACGTGAGGTGAACTATGTTTTCTCTTGGATTGGCTTGTTTTGTCCTGGGTTTCTCTTGCTGCGCTGCGTTTATTCAAATTATCAGGTGGTGGTATGCCCGTTAAAGGTATCAAGCGTGTTCAGATGAACACCAGCAAGGTGCTGGCAGAAATTGCCGGGCCACGCACAGAAAGAGTGCTGACTGAGGTCATGATTGTCGGATCGTCTCACGCCGCGCTACTTACTCCCATTGACACATCCACGCTTATCAACAGCCAGTACAAAAAGCTTGAACCAATGCCCGGTGGGATGCAGGGAAAGGTCGGGTACACGGCTGCATACGCTGCCGCCGTTCACGGTATGTCCGGGAAGCTAAAAGGCCAGCCGCGTGAACACTTCGGCAGAACTCGCGCTGGAAAAGAATTCGGTGGCGGCACGGGGAAGGGGAACTACTGGGATCCCGATGCCGAGCCGGGGTTCCTGACCAAAGGCTTCGAGCGTGACGGTTTCAACGAGATAAAGGCCATCATCAAGCAAGGGTACAAAGTATGACACGTAGCGAAGTGTATGACGCGCTGAGAGCGTGGTTGCAATCGCATGGCTTTGATGCTGGCTATCGCATCCAGAAACGCTTCTGTAATGAACTGGAGAGTACGGAGGGGGAACGATATCTCATTATCCAGCAAAACGGCGGTGGCAAGCCTGAGGAAGCCATAACGCGCGACTTTTTCCGCATCCTTGTTTTGTCAGGCCAGAACGACAGCGACATCAATGAAGTTGAAAATCGCGCCGACGCCATCCGCCAGGCGATGATCGACGACTACAGAACCGAATGCATCATCTCGATGCAGCCAATCGGCGGTATCACCGCCATCCAGACCGAAGAAGGCCGTTACCTCTTCGAGATTTCCTTTCAAACCATCATTTCCAGATAACACGGAGATAAAGACATGCAAGAGTTAACCTTTGCATATCTGCGTGAGGCTCTTTCCTATGACCCTGATTCTGGTTTATTTACCTGGAAAGAGAGGCCGAAAAGCCACTTCAGCAGTGTGAAGGCATGTAATCAGTCAAATTCTCACTTTGCTGGGAAAATTGCGGGGAGCAAGGATCCTAAACATGGATATCTACGAATTAAGCTTTGTGGGAAAAATCATAAGGCACATCGGCTTGCATGGCTTTTTATGCATGGTTGCTGGCCTGAGGGTGAGATTGACCATGTTAATGGCATAAGAGATGACAACAGAATGGAAAACCTTCGCGATGTTTCCCACAAATTGAATATGCGAAATAGGGCCACCCCAATAACAAATAGGCATGGTCTGCCTGGCGTCTCATATAGAAACAGAAAGAAACCATGGTTTGCGCAGATTATGAATAACGACGGCAGAAACGAATATCTTGGTTCATTCAAAACTCCGGAAGAGGCTTCTTGCGCCTATCTCCTGAGGGCGAGAGAGCTTGGCTATCACGAACAACACGGTAATAGGAGTTAAAATTATGGCAGGATGTGAAGCGGGTGCTTTTACAGGGCGCGATGTCGTCGTTTACTACGCGATTGGCTGCCCAGAATCACAACCATCCAACGGTGACTATAAGCGACTCGGCATGATGCGCGGTAAAACAGTTAATGCAGAGTGGGAAACCGCAGATGCAACTGCCGATATGAGCGCCGCGTTTACGCAGGAAAATCTTGTTACCTATAAGAACATTTCGTTCTCTGGTGACGGCGTTACCCGCAAAGAGGATGTATACGCGCAAAACGCGCTGAAGCGTCACGTTTATAACCCGCCAGCGGAGACCAGCAACCAGCCGTATGTGTGGTTCAAAATCATCTCTCCAAACGATATCACCGAAGGGCCATTCATGGTTACTTCATGGGGTGATGAAGCTCCACACGATGATGTGGCAACGTGGTCCATTGAGGCATCAAGTGCAGGTCAGGTTGATGTGCGTGATGTCGGTGCAGTTATTACCATTACCACCCAGCCGCAGGGTAAAACACTGACTGCTGGCGACACCCTGAATCTGACAGTTGCAGCTACTGTTTCAGATAGCTCGTCATTGACTTATCAATGGAAAAAAGACGGAACCAATGTGAGCTCCGGTGGTACGACAGCTACATATACTAAGTCCAGTGCGACAACAGGCGATTCTGGTTCATATACTTGTCAGATTAGTTCCAGCACCGCAGCCAGTGTAACCACCAATCCGGCCACGGTGACTGTCAACGCATCGTAATTTCTTACTCAGGAGGCTCCGTCCTCCTTTTTCTTATGGGAATTCATGAAAGCAATTACCGATATCGGCCAGGTTGTCATTCGCGCCGGCGACAAAGAGATATTTCTCAACCCTTCATTTCTGGCTATGTCCCGAATCGGAACGCCTGAACAAATCGTTGATGTTTTCGTGAAAGTTCATGCGGGCCATTACCCAAAGCACAGAATTGCTGACCCCCAGATACTAAAAGCGGCTAATGCCCGCTGCTTTGCTGAAATGGCGGCAGCTGCAGCCAACGTAGTCAAGCGCTGTTCTGAAGGTGACGTTGCTGAAGTTATCGGTTCCTACTCGGTAACTAGTGCGGGACGACTTCTGTTCAAGCCGGGAGCCATCCCGATCGAGGATGTTATCCAGATTGCCCGCCATCTGATTCTTCATGGTGTAATGGGCGACCAGCCACCGGAAGAATTCGAAGGAAAGAAGGGTGAATACAGCGACAAATTCGATGTACGGTCATTCGTCTATACCGCTGTTGCTCACCTCGGCATGAGCGAGTCAGACGCATGGGATATGACCATGACCAGCTTCCGGGCCGCCATGAACGCTAAATTTCCGCAGAAAGAGAAAGCCAGAGTGCCGACTCAGGAGAAATACGACGAAGTCATGGACTGGGCAGAACAAATGCTGGCGATGGATGCGCAGAGGCATGGGCCGCACTAAAAAATCTCTCGCCTTAAGAAATTCGACAAGTGACTTTTAAGACAATGCCTCGCATCCGCGGGGCATTTTTGTATCCGCAGTAAATGCGCATTCCCCGCGCTAATCAAACCAGGAGCCCTTTTCGGGATATGAGACAGAGATAGGACGGTGGCTTCCGTCGTGCCGCTCTTGGGCTGTCCATATCTGGGGAACTGGCTCATATCACCAAAAAGGAAAGAATGATGTCTAACATTATCCCAATTAATTTCGAAGGCCACTCGATGCGCTTCTATGATGATGGCTGGATTGATGCAACAACAGCAGCGGAAAAATTCGATAAAGTGCCAAATGAATTCCTCCGTCTGCCGGAAACTGAATCATATATTCAAGGACTTGAGCGTAGATACGGGAAAATCCCGTATGTAAAAACCAGTCGGGCGCGTAAAGATCGTGGCGGCGGAACATGGCTGCATCCAAAACTGGCTGTTCGCTTTGCACGCTGGCTTTCTGTAGATTTTGAAATCTGGTGTGACGAACAAATAGACGCCATTATTCGCGGCCATACAGCACCTGTTGATGATGAGCGCATTAAGGCAATCTTTCTGCTTAGCGATCCGTCTTCGTGGGAAAAGCGTTTTAATGACCCGCTGTATGATGCGCTATTCAGAATGACCGGGCTTCCCCGCCATAGAAATGATCGAAAACCAATGTTATTCAGCCTTATTAGCGCTAAGTGGATTTACGGGCCGGTCCTGCCTGCTGAAGTCTACGCGGATGTAAAAGCACGACTGGCGGTCGGTGAGAAAATCCACCAACACCTAAAACCAGACGCACTTAAACTGGTTGAGAATCAGATTATTGCTGTGACCAGCATTGCTAACGGTTGTTCCGACTATCGAGACTTCGAATCCCGTTGCATGGCAGCATTCCCCGTCAAAGGGCAGATGAAGCTTCTTTATGCGGCAGCGTGATGAATGGTGCGTACAGCCCACTCAGGTGGGCTTTTTGTCGTCGCTCTCGCTGAATACGATTGTTTTGGCGTCTTCAAGGATTTCAGTCAATTCGTGGTGGGTGATGTTATCAAGCGATATCTTCTTCCCGTCCTTTTCGATGGTCGCTTTCTTGCCTCTGTTTCGGTTTAGATAAGCGATGAAGCAGGCGCTAAAAGCCGCCCAGAATGGTCCTGAGTTGATAAGTTCAATCACTATCTCCTTCATCGAATCCTGAGCTGAGTTAACAGCCAGTTTTGGTCCGTTATTTTTTTCTTCCGCTAAGGAGTGCTGTATGGCGTATTCATCAAGAATTGTACAAAAAGCATCTGACATATCAGACGGCAAGGACAGCCTTAAGCCGGGGGTGCGCATAACATTCTCCTTTGATAGTTGGTCTGAACGACTTTGTTGTTTGCGCTTCTTTCTTCGCTCCGCCATTGCAGCTTTGCTGAACAAAGAGCTGGAACAAATCTTCTATGATGAAGATTTTGGAAAGATCACCAAAAACATGACCAAAGTACCGCAAAAAAGAGAACGCCAGGAAGCCTGATATTTGATCAGGCTAGCCGGTCAGGTGGGCTTGCTGCTCTTCTTTGGGATCATTTCATACTTTTCTATAAGGTTTTCAACGACACTTTTTGCAGTATCTTCAGCAGCAAGCGACACAATCTTGTTAAGTTGACTCATCGACATAGTGACAACCTCATCACTTGATGATGGGGAGAGTGGCTTATCCCAAGCAACAATCTGCGCCTTAAGGGCATCCTCCAGTATCTGAACTATCTCAGAGTTCATTGACCTGCCATTAGCTTTGGCGCGTTCGGCTATGGCGTCGCGCATCCCGTCCGGGAAGCGGAGGTTGAACTTATCTTGCATCTGGCTTGGGTACTTACTCATAACATCACCTGAGAATATTTTGAAAATTATTATGGGGCCAACTTGACATATCGCGCAATGGTGTTAACTTAATATCAGGTGTTAACTTGGCCCCAAAAGGAGATAAAGCAATGCAAGATACGCTTTTTACTGAGCGCAAAAACATCAAACTCAATCTTCGACTACCTTCTCGACTCGATCAGGAGCTTCGCAGACTGGCGGAAATGGACTGCATTTCGCTGAACTCTGCAATAGTTCGTTTGCTGGCAAAGGGTGTAAGGGAAGAGGTGGCGAATGGTCGTTAAAAATGTTGAAGCCCCAACTGCTCGAACAGATAGGGCTTCAGTGTCAAATGATTCCAGCGAAGGAAATATCGACATGAATATTGTAGCAAAATCAGATTACAACTTCCAAGGATTCGCTTTTAATCCTGTGACAGAAGGCGGTTCTATTTGGTTTACCTCCACTGAACTAGCTAAGGCCCTCGGCTACAAAAAAACCGATGCCATCAGCCAGATTTATGCTCGTAACGCCGATGAATTTTCCGACTCTATGTCGTTGACCCTCAATATGAAGGTCAACGGGATAAACAATAGCTTACGTAACAAATCGGTCAGAGTTTACTCACTCCGAGGCGCTCACTTGGTGGCGATGTTTGCTTCTACGCCCAAGGCCAAAGAGTTCCGCCGTTGGGTGCTGGATATTTTGGATCGGCAGGCAGAATGCTCACCGATTGCAAAACAGTTTACTGACGAAGAGCTGGTCAATCTCTGCTACTTACAATTGTGGATGGAGAAGAGTCAACAAATGTGCAAACACATCTATCCAGGAATGAAGCAAATTGGTTCTGAGCTTTCAGGAAGGATTTACGATATTGCATATGAGACTCGCTACATGTCAGAAGAAACCAAGAAATCACTTCTTCGTGAAATGAAGAATCTTGATACCAACAATTTTGTCGTAAAGAACGCTCAGCCAATGCTGGCAAAACTGCGCGGCGAGGAATGGATTCATTGATTAGTGCACAGGACAGCGCAAAAAGAAAACCGCCAGTGGCTGCTGGCGGCTTACATTAACTACTGATTGGAGTCTTACATGCAACAATCTTCATCAACTGCTGTAAATGTAGCACCGTTAAATGCGGTTGTCGATCCCCTCGATTGCCCTGTAATCGTGTGGGAAGGAGTGAGGGTCGTCACGACTGATACTCTTGCCAAAGGATACGGAACGGATGAGTCCAATATCCGTAAAAATCACTCTCGTAACAATTCCCGATTTATTGAGGGGATCCATATTTTCACTGTTAAAGGAGGAGAGCTGAAGAGTTTGCGAGTGACTAATAGTCACGCACAAATTTCAAACAAAGCGCGCTCTGTGACGCTCTGGACAGAAAAAGGCGCGGCTCGCATGTCAAAAATTGTCGATACTGACGAGGCGTGGTCTTTCTTTGAGCGCCTGGAGGATTCGTACTTCCGTCCAGCCACGGCTGTAGGCATCCCACTTACCTACGAAGCGGCTTTAGAAGACCTGCTGGCAAAGGTGAAGGAAAACCGGGTTATCACCGAACAGCGTGACCGGGCAGTGAAAGAGAAGCTTTGGATCTCTGAGAAGCGGGAAGCTACTGCTATGGCGACCGCCTCTGCGGAGAAACGTAAGGCGAATGCTTTGGCTGAGAAATTGGGTGAATGCAAAAAACACGCGACTATTAAAGCAGTGCAGCGAGTAACTGGTAAGTCATTCAGCCACTGGCCGTTGAAGAAATGGTGTGCCGCTAATGGCATGGAGCCTAAAGACGTACCGGATGCGACCTACGGTAGTGTAAAATCATGGCCCGCAGAGGCATGGAAGGCAGTTAACCAAATCGACATAAAGGGGATGTTCTGATGCAGGCTTTACAGCGAGTAAGCGCCCCGGTGTACGTGGTTTCTCATCATGGCAAGACGTTCCGCTGTTTTAGTCGAAACACAGCAATTAAGCGGCTTGCTCATTTTATGACCCAGCGGATGTTCTGTCGCGCAGGTATTGAGACACGACCGGTTACGAAGGTGGATCGTGATGACGTAGCTATCCACTACATCAACAAGCCAATCCAGCGTTACTGGGATGCACAGGCGAGATGTGAAAGGCGGCTGAGAAAGATCCTTTCCAGAAAGTAGCACCACCCTTTAGCAAAGCTATAACCCAAACCCGCTTAACTGCGGGTTTTGTCGTCGCCATGGATAGATGATCAGTTTATATAGCGATGTCCCGCGTGATAAATTTACGGAAATACATTTCGTGGTGAATCAAAGTGGAAGATGAAAAAAAGCGCCAAATGCAGCTTCAACTGACACTTCAGCGACGACTGGAGAAAGTCACTCCAGAGCTATTCTCTGAATATCTTTTCGAACGCGGCGTCAAAACAGTCATATGTCCAATTTGTGGTAGTGATGATATTTCTATCCCTAACGCCAGTTCGATGACTGTAGGGCCTGAAGGGTGTGAAAGCAACACTTATGCCATTCCAGTCAAACTAGACACAGAAGGGCCACCATACTCATTGGTGAAATATGAGTATCGATTGATATGCAAAAACTGTGCGTATTCGATGCATTTTGCAACGTGGCCGGTATTGAAGTGGGTGGAGCAGAAGCTTTCAGATTCAGGGAAAGGGACTAATGAATAGCAAGATGGATGACAATATTCACGTTGTAGACTTCCCAAAACATGGTGGTGGCGGTAGCGGTGGTGACGGAGGCGATATGTACACACGCGAGAGACTTGCAAGACTTGAAGCCACAGACGAACTGCGAGAGCGAAACATCCGAGGTATTGAATCTGAGCTGAAAAGCATCAACCAAAACCTATCATCAATGGAAAAGCGGTTCATTGATAAGATTGATGACAACCAAAAATGGCTGGTTGGCCTTTTGGTATCGGCAATACTTGTTCCCTTGTTCATTGCCCTAGTCACCAAGTGACATGTAACTAGTTTTGTCGTCGCCCGATACCTGCTACTCTTTTGGCACATTTACCAAAGGGGATAGGGATATGAAGTGGTCTTTTGCTCTGGTTTCATGTCTGCTTGTGTTGACAGGCTGTAAGCCTAGTGCGGATAAAGCTATAGAATTGGCAAAAAATGAAATAGCCTCGAATATGAAGGATCCTGACAGCGCAAAATTTCGTTATATGAGATTTATAGAGGCAGGTAAAAATAATGACACTATTGGCGGATTTGTATGCGGAAATGTAAATGCTAAAAACAGTTATGGCGCGTACGCTGGGTTTTCGCCTTTCTATGTAGCTATACGCATGAAGTCGAAAGGTATTTTTTCGAAAGGGGTCAGCTATACCATTGACGACAAGAAAATATACTCAGAGCCAAATCAGCAAGAAATGAAGTCATACATTAATGTTTGTGGCGAAGACTCGTAGTCAATAATTAATTCACTTAAACAAACCTCGCTCCGGCGGGGTTTTTTATTGCCCGGAGAAAATGAAATGGCCGAGAACGTCGGTGATATTGAGTATGTGATCAAGGCCGATACCGCTCAACTGTTGCGTGCTGACAAGCAGGTGGTTAATATCACCAACAGCATGGAGTCAGGATTCAAAAAGGCCGATAAATCTGCTGATGCCCTTAATACGGGGTTAACAAAACTTGCATCTACACTCAAGCTGGTTATTGCTGCTGGCACTCTCCGGGAAATGGCGCGGATGGTGCAGAGTTATCAGGAAATGTCAGAGCGGGTACAAATGGCTACCTCCAGCCAGGAAGAGTTTCAGAGTGTACAGAAACGACTTCTCAATACCGCTAACGACACCTATCGTTCACTATCTGAAGCTCAGGAACTGTATATCACAACTGCTGATAGCCTCCGCAGTATGGGGTATTCAACCCAACAGGCGCTTGATGTTCAGGACTCAATGTCTTTTGCATTTGTTAAGAACGCAACAAGTGCAGATCGGGCTAATAATGCTATTAGTGCGTTTTCTAAATCCATCAACAAGGGCAAGGTTGAGGCAGATTCGTGGGAAACCATAATCGCCGCCATCCCGTCCGTTATTGGTGATATTGCTACCGCCAGCGGTAAAACTACGGCGGAAATCAGGGCGCTTGGATCTGCTGGCAAGCTGACGGCATCGCAACTTACGGAAGGGTTGAAGGCATCGCTTGATTCCAATGCGTCAGCGGCTAAAGGCATGTCCAACAACCTGACGGATGCAGGCGTAAGGATTAAGACGGCCATCACTGAAATACTGGTATCGTTTGAGGGGCAAACCAGCGTCCTCCAGACGTTCACCAACGGTCTGATTAGTGCCGCTGACGTCATCCTTGAGTTTGGGCGCGACTCAGAAAGCATGGCTGGCCTAATTGACACCGCCACCATTGCTGCCAAGGCGTTTGCTCTGGTAATGGCTGGCCGGTATGCGGGAGCGTTAAACACAGCTATTGCTGGCAAAGTTCAATCAGTATCCGCAACGCGGCAGATGGTTACAGCAGAAAGCCAGGCGGCGCAGGCGGCTTTGATTGCAGCGAATGCAACAAGAAGAAAGGCGGTGGCTGACAAAGAGGCCGCTCTTTCTGCCGTCGCGCTGGCGCAGGCTGAATATAATGTGGCAAAAGGCAGTAATGCCGAAATGACGGCTCTTACAGCTTTAACGGCAGAAAAATCAAGAGCGCGTGCAGCCTCTCTAGCTCTGGCTCAGGCCGAATCAGCGCAGGCAGCAGCTACAGCAAAAGCAGCGTCTGCTGCAAGAGCGGCATCCATAGGCATGGGGTTGTTACGCGGGGCGATGTCTCTTCTTGGTGGACCGGCGGGAATCGTGATGATTGCTGCATCTGCGCTGATTTACTGGTGGCAAAGCGCGAAGCAGGCTAAAGAAGAGGCGATTAATTACGCAGATTCACTCGATGGCGTTATTGCCAAAATGAAAGAGATGAATCAGGTGCAACTTACTGGCACTCTTGCTGATGTAGCAAAATCTGTCGCGGCGCAAAAGGATCATATAGACGACCTGAATGATTCGGTAAGGGATGCTCAGACTGAATATGACAAATACAGTGGCCTGGCAAAACAATTCGGGGTGGAACAGGATAAAAACAACGGTTATGTAAAAAAAGCCAACGAATGGCTGCAAACATTAAACCAAAGAAAAAGGGATGTCAGCGATGCCACTGATAAACTAAACCGCACCACCGAACAGCAATCACTTATTCAGGAGCAGTTAAATCAAAAGGCGAGAGAGTCCGAAGAGGCATTCAACATTCTTGCTAATAACTTGCGCAACAAAATACCAGGAGCGAGTGAAGCTGCTATATCTGCGATGGCATCTACTATTCAGGTGCTGGACACGCTCAACAAAAAAGCTGCAAGCGTTGGGAAAGATCAGCCAGCGGAACCTGAAGAGTCACCGGAAGCCAAAAAGTTAATCCAGAACGCTGAACGCCGCCTTGCACTCTCAAAGTTGGAAGGTGAGGCGAGGGCGAGATTACAGGCTCAATATGATGCAGAGGATGCCGGAATCGCCAAGGGCGATAAGCTCGTTGGGGTGCTGCAAAATGTGTATGCTGAAACAGAGCGTGTTACCGCTGCAAGGAAGGACGCCAATAAGGAAACAAAATCATCTGATGAAGCCGCCCAATCCCTTACCCGCCAACAAGCCGCACTCGATCGGCTGAACACTGGTTATGCCGATGGCTCTCTCGAGTTAGCGAAATACGACGCTGTAGTTGCTCTTGGAAACAAAGCATCAGGAGAGCAGATTGCCAAAGCTGAACAGCAAGCGGAATCCATATGGAAAATCCAGCAGGCAACAAAAGCAGCCGCAGAAGAAGAAAGGAAGCGCACACAGGCGGGTCAAAACTTTACCGGGTTACAGGGTCAGGTTTCTCCAGTCGCTGCAGTGGATAACACCTACGCGCAGCAGATGGCCCAGCTTGATGAATATGTTGCGCTTTACCCGCAAAAAATTGCAGAGGCTGAAGCTGTCCGCGCAGGAATTGAAGACCAGTATCACCAGAAGCGTATGGCTGCCATGTGGGAAGAATGGCAGCAGCAGAGCGAGATCAACAACATGCTTGGCTCTGCAATCGACTCCTTGCAGGGGGGCGCAACCAACGCGATTACTGGTCTTATCAACGGCACCCAAAGCCTGCAAGAATCCTTTGCCAACATCGGCACGACAATCCTCAACAGTGTTGTCGGTAGTCTGGTGCAAATGGGGATCGAGTGGGTCAAGAGCCAGTTAATGGGGCAGGCCGCTGCGGCGGCATCGCTGGCATCGACAATGGCTCAGGCTACCGCCGCTGCATCTGCATGGGCGCCAGCAGCGATGAGCGCTTCTATAGCAACATACGGTAGTGCTGCTGCCGTGGGACAGGCTGCATACGCAGAATCGCTATTAGCGGCGAAGGGAATGGCTCTTGCTGGCGGTCGTCGCTACGGCGGCACGGTATCTGCTGGCAACGCCTATCGAGTCAACGAGGATGGTCGTTCTGAAATCTTCCAGACTGCTGGTGGTCAGCAGATGTTCATTCCGAACCAGTCAGGGAAGGTGATATCAGCTGATAAGGTGGGTGGTGGCGCTTCATTCAACCCCGTAATGAACCTGACGATAAATACCACTGGAGGAATTGGCAGTGAAGATATCGCAAGGCTGCGTAAAGCGTGGAGTAACGACATGCTGAAGATGATGGTAGACCAGAGCACTCGTCCCGGTGGTTTATTGCAGGGAAGGAAAAAATAAAGAAAGTCACAATCCCCACTACCGGGGATAGCAAACCAAAAAGAGGTGAAAGATGGCTGATTTTTTCGAACATTATTCCTGGCTCCTGTGGATTCTTTTTCCCGTGTTTACGCTTCTTGTAGGATATATGAGCGGTCGCGGATGGTTAAGTTAGTGGAGGATATAATGCCAGAAATATTCACATGGACACCGCAGAAAGCCTACTCAGTTGAGCGCACGCCGAATGTTGCTGTCGTTAAATTGGGCGACGGTTACGAGCAACGGCAGATGAAGGGTATCAACCAGTTAATGGATAAATACTCACTCACCTTTCGCGGCGTCAGCGGAGCGTGCCGTAGCAACCCCGCGAAGGATGCTGAGGCGTTCCTGAAAGCGCGAATGGCAGTAGAGGCGTTCTACTGGACGCCATCCGATACGGGAGTTCAGGCGCTGTTTGTCTGCCGTTCCTGGAATATGACAAAGACCGGGCCGTTATACGAACTCACGGCCACGTTTGAACAAGTACCACGATAAGGAGAGTATTATGACTTTAGAACAGCGAGTTGAAGCGCTGGAAAAAACGGTAAAGGTGTTAGCAGGGAGGGATTTTGCTGTCGATGAGGGGCGGGTGTTCATCAATGAGGCATTTATCCAAGAGGGGGCGACTAAAGCGGCCCGGAAACAGGCCGCCATTTGCTTTTATATGTTAAGTTTGGGAATTAAGCCTGATGTAACTCCTTCAGGTTACTAACCCATTGCTGCACAGAAGGGGATTTAATGTCAGATAACTCCTTGATGATTTGCTGACGTCCTTCACTGTCTAACTTCAGAGCTACGCTTAGAAGGATCATTTTAATATCATTCATTTCGTCAGCTACTTCCTTCAGGTTTTGATTCTTTGTATTAAATTGAATTTTGGCACTTATTTCTTTCATATTTTCCCTTAATCAGAGGTAATCAGCCATCCCTCGTTACCTGAGTGCGCCAGTGTCCCACCACTGACGGGCTGAACCACACACTTTAACCAGGGTTAATGTCCCGTAACACCCTGACAAATGATCAGTAGCCGCCATCGAGCGGCTTTTTTATTGGAGTCTTTCGTGCGCGACATACCTGCAAATTTAATTATCGAAAGCGTCGATGCCGGAGTCGGCGCTATCATTGACCTTTTCGAAGCAGACCTGCAACCATATGGCGGTGACCTTATCCGCTTCCATTCCGGTACAAATGGCTATTACGGTAATGTTATCTGGAAGGGCAACCAGTACCAGGCTTACCCGATAGCAGTGGAAGGATTCGAGTCAAAGAACGAAGGGACCTATGCCAGGCCAACAATGGTTGTGGCGAACGTGACCGGCCTGATTACCGGGATTAACCACGATTTTGATGACATGCTTGGCGTGGTAATCACCAGGCGTCAGGTGCCGGTAAAATATCTTGATGCGGTTAACTTTCCGAACGGTAATCCTGATGCAGACCCGACACAGGAGGCCGTTTCCCGCTACGTTGTCGAGGAGATGACGGAAGAGACGTTCGAACAGGTGACCTACACGCTGGCGACACCGATTGACTGCGATAACGCCATTATCCCGGCTCGCACTATTCTGGCCGACGTGTGCCAGTGGCAGTATCGCGGCGTCGGGTGTGGATATGACGGACCTCCCGTTGCTGATGAGCGCGACAATCCAACCACGGACCCGGCGAAAGATAAGTGTTCTCACCGCCGTAGCGGCTGCCGTTTCCGTTATCCGCGACCGGAACCAATGCCAATCAGCAGTTTCCCCGGCTCTCAGAAGGTTTCCTGATGAAAGAGTTACTCGAATATGCGGCGTCGTCGCAGGATGAAGTGTGCGGCTTAATCATTGATGACGAACGGCTGTTCCGCTGTCGGAACATACATCCCGATCCGGGTATGCATTTCCGTATCAGTGATGATGACTGGCTGGTGGCCGAGGATGCGGGAGATGTAGTGGCCGTATTCCACTCACACCCACAAAACGTACCGTTCCTGTCTGGCGCTGATCGCCAGATGCAGGTTACCAGTGGCCTTCCGTGGTGGCTGGCGTGCGATGGCCGGATACTGAAATTCAGGCCAGTGCCATTCCTGCTGGGGCGTAAGTTCGAGCATGGTGTCATGGACTGCTACACCCTGTTCAGAGATGCATATCATCTTTGTGGAATCGACCTTCCTGACTTCGAACGCACTAATGGGTGGTGGTTACGTGGTGAAAATCTTTATCTGAACAACATGCCTCTCAACGGCTTCCGCCAGGTATCGACGGGCGAAGCGCAACCAGGTGACGTCATCATCAGGCAGCCATTCCCCGGCGCTGACCCTTGCCACGCAATGATTCTCCTCGAAGGAAACATGGTGCTTCACCACGACCACGCCGGCCATCTGAGCCGGAGAGAGCCAATGCGCCCGGCATACGTTAAGCAGATGCATTCAATCTGGAGACACGAACAGTGCTCATCTTTAAATTTGCAGGCAATTTACGCCGATTTTACCGCCAGATATCCCTGAATGTTGATACGCCAGCGCAGGGGTTGCGCCTTCTGCTGGCGCAGGATTTTGAATTCAAAAAAGCCTTTCTCAATACAAAGCTGCGGGTGCGGGTGGCGGGCGAGGATGTTGAGGCATCGGCTATGCAATGGCATCTGGATCGCCACCTGAAAGATGGTTCTGTAGTCCTGTTTGTGCCGGTAGTCGAAGGCGCCATCACTGCCGCTGCTGCGGCATGGATTGCAGTTGCTGTCAGCGTGGCTTCAATTGCGTACTCGGTATACATGTCCCGCAACATGAAAACTAAAACGTCAGCGGAAGCGGCTGAGACAAACACGCTAACGAACAACTCATTTACCAGTGCGGAAAACCGTGTCGGGCAAGGGCGTCCGGTGCCGATACTCCTCGGCGAGATGGAAGTCGGCAGTAACGTAATAAGTCTCGGAATAGACACGTCTAATAATTCCGACTGGGAAGAATCAATCAGCTAAGGTGGCGCTATGTCTTCAGGTGGCGGTAAAGCATCAACCCCAAAACTACTCGACGATAACCTCAAATCAAAGCAATACTATCGCGTGCTGGATTTAATTTCCGAGGGCGAAATATACGGCCCGGTAGATCAGGAGCACCTGTCTTCCTTTAAGCTCAATAAGACGCCTGTCACTGACTCGAACGGTAATGTCAACGTGAACGGAATTAGTGTTGCATGGCGCCCCGGCTCGGAGACTCAGGAGCCAATCAACGGTTTCTCTGCAATCGAAGCGACTACCATTGTTAACACTGAGGTCACTTACGATACCCCGCTGGTACGCACCATAACCGATCAGGATGTAACCCGCGTTCGTTTCAACGTCGGGACAACAGGGTTAGGTGAGCAAGACACCAAAGGTAACCAAAAGAACACCTCAGTAACTATGGTCATTGAGTCCCGGACCGGTTCAACCGGGTGGGTTATCGAAAAAAACGTTACTATAGGCCCAGGTAAAATATCCGGTGAGTATCTTGAGGCGCACCTGATTGACGCGCCGGAAACTAAACCGTTCGATATCCGAGTGCGTCGAATTACGCCGGACAGCACCAGTGATTTGCTGTCAAACGGCACCATCTGGAACAGCTACAGCGAGATCACCGACGATAACCTGAATTATCCGTTCTCCGCTATTGCGGGTGCGGTTATTGACCGTGACCAGTACACCGATACCCCTAGTCGCACATATCATCTTCGCGGCCTGATTGTGGATGTTCCTGACAACTACGATCCGATAGCCAGAACTTACTCTGGGTTGTGGACTGGCGGATTCAAAAAAGCGTGGACTAACAACCCGGCGTGGCTGTTCCGTGAACTGGCGAAGAATACGCGTTTTGGCCTGGCGAAACGTGCCGGTTATATCGATGTAGATGACGGTGCGCTGTACGTCCTCTCACAGTATTGCGATCAGCTTGTTAATGATGGCTACGGCGGGCAGGAACCAAGGATGACGCTGAATGCCTATATTACCGAGCAGGTGAGTGCGCGTGACATTCTCGACAAGATAGCGAGCATGTTTCGCGGTATAGCACTGTGGGACGGGATGCGACTGTCTGTCATGCTGGATGCGCCACAGGACCCGATTGCGACAATCACGAATGCTAACGTGGTTGATGGCGAGTTCAAGCGTAGCTCCGTGAAGCGTTCAGAGAAATACAATGCCGTTGTTGTGTCATGGACTGATCCGGATAACGGTTGGGAGCAGGTAAAAGAATACGTTTCCGACGATGAGATGATCGCTCGCGGAAACTACAACGAAACAACAATTGAAGCATTCGGTTGCACGTCTCGCGGTCAGGCATGGCGCGCTGGGAAATGGCTTCTTGAAACGGCGAAACGGGAAAGCAGCAGACTGTCTTTCCAGATGGCGCGCGATGCTATCCACTTTACGCCGGGTGATATCGTTGAAGTCATGGACAACAACTATGCTGGAGCGCGTCTTGGTGGGCGCATCATGTCGCACGCGGGCAATAAGATTACCGTTGATGCTGTTGATTCGTCTCTGATATCAGAAGGCGACACCATGTCGATCATGGGTAGTGACGGGAAATTCGTTAAGTACGTGATTGCCAGCATTGCCGACAACATCGTGACGCTGAAAACCACACCTGCATGGGTTCGTGACGGGACTGTATTCGCTATCTCTACCAGTAACGTTTCTACCAGACTATTCCGCATCCTTAGCATTGCAGAGACCGATAACAACTCGGTCTACAGCATCACTGCATCACAACATGACCCGAACAAACAGGCCATTGTTGATGAAGGTGCCGTGTTTGAAATTCCCAACGATACGTTGAACGGTTACCGAGTCCCGAATGTGGAGAACCTGCGCATCATCAACACCGACTCTGAGACTGTCCAGGTCACTGCTACATGGGAGACAGCAACTACCACTAAAAAACTGGTGTTTGAGTTATACGTATATACCGACGACGGCAAAGTGATCGCTCAGTACGAAACAGATCAGTTCCGCTACGAGTTCTTTGGTCTGAACGCCGGTGGATACACGCTTGGCGTTCGCGGTCGCAATGAAAACGGAATGAAAGGCGCTGAGACGCAAATTAGTATGGTCATCGGTGCGCCACCTGCACCATCCAGTGTTATCTGGACGCCAGGCTTGTTCTCTGCTGACCTGGTCCCCGTCATGCGCATTACGGCAACGACAGACACATCGTTTGAGTTCTGGTACTCCGGGCAGAACCAGATTGTCAATCCTGACGATATTGAAGACCAGACTCAGTTCCTCGGGCGCTCTAACCAGTGGACGCTTCATGGTCTACAGGCTGATAAGACGTATTACGTTTATGTCCGCACCAAAAATGCTTTCGGGGTATCGGAGTTCGTTGAGGCATCAGGTCAGGCGTCATCAGATATTCCTGGAATGATAGAACTCATTGATGAGCAGATCCGCGAATCAGATGCGTTTAAAAATGTTCAGCAGGGTGTCAACACCAACCTGGACGGTATCATGTCGAACGCGCTGGCGAACCACGGAACCGTTGAGCACCAGTATCAGCAATATGGGGAGGTTCGCGCCGACATCCTTGTTGTGAAAACAACTGTCGCTACTGCCGAGCAGGGGCTCGCCGATCTTTCCACTTACGTACAGGCACAAATAGGCCCTGAAGGAGAGTTAACCTCAGCCGTAAATCAGAAAATGACCGCTGAGGTAAATAGTGATGGGACTGCAAAAGCCTCTTACACACTCAATATGGGGATTGTCAGGAACGGTGTGAAATATAACACCGGATTCGGCATGTCTATCGAGCCATCGGGGAATAGCTATAAATCTACCGTTGTATTTGCCGCGGAACAGTTCGGCATTTATTCCGGTAATAACCCCGGCAACTGGCAGGCTGCATTCTTCGTCTATAACGGACAGGTATTTATTCGTAGCGCATTAATTCAGGAAGCATCTATCGATTTTGCGAAAATTACCGATTCACTTCAGTCTGCAAACTTTATCCCCGGTGGTGGTGGACGCGGATGGAATTTACCAAAATCTGGTAGCCCAGAATTCCATGGGAAACTCTATGCCGACAGCGGTGAATTTGCATTTAACGGAGTGAATAACGTTACTCGCATTGACGGCAATGGGATCACAGTAAATCTCTCAGGAGGTGGTCGTGTTGTTGTTGGACGATGGACATAAGGTGAAATATGCCGGAAGGAATACTGATAGATTATAACGATGGCCGTCCTGCGATGGCGATTACAGCGGGGCTCCGTGCCCCGTCATTCTGCACAAGTTTTGCTGGTTACGGTACGGGGGCAAACCAGTTTCAGGTTAATACTCCATTAACGTCAGGCTCCACAGTTTTTGTTTTACCGACACGTCCGGTTGACGTTCAGGAGTTCGCAGACAATCAGACATGGATAGTTTTACCGATATATATGACATCCGTTACAAGAAACGGAGACAACGGTGTGACTGTTAACGGTACAAACAGGGGAAACTACCAGCGAATACCAAACTGGGCAGGAACTGTATTTGAAATTCTCCCTGCTGCTACTTACAACGAAGGACTTATCGTTTCCAACTCTACTGATTTCACTGCAATTTCGAATCAGGCAAGATTAATGACATGTGCTTATGTTGGCACGGTGACAGTCAACGGCTCGATGGCGCTTCCCGTATCAGGAATACCATTCGGGAAGTGGGATAACAATAATGTGTCTGTAGGATTTGACGGAGCAAATATTATTGTAAGAGACATCAATTACTCAGGACGGGATGATGTTTCCGCATCTGTAACAATGGAACTGGTAATTTTCAATAATACCGCGCCTGTAGCCGGTGATGGCATTACCATGACTAATTCGGCTGGGCAGGTGACGTTTTCAACAGTAAAGCGCCCATTTGTATATGACCAGCAACTAACGATAACAGACAATAATCAATATATAGGTGATAAATATTGTCAGATTGTATTCACTGGCGCACAGTCAAGACGAGTGGATGGATATTTTAATATAAGGAAAAAGGGTGTGGTAATGTCAGGTGGAAACATCCGGTCAGCGTATAACCAGGTTGTTGGTAATTACAATGACAACAGATTTGATATGACATTTAATCAAAATATCAATATGCCAATTCTTGTCCTTCCGGATATGTATTGAGGAAATATTCATGTCAGCAGGAACCTTAACTCTTACCAATGACACCGATGCTGTTACTGGCAGCGGCACAGCGTTTACAACAGAACTTGCTGCCGGTGATTTTATTGTCGTAACTGTCGGCGGCATCCCTTATACACTCCCGGTTAAAACAGTAAATAACAATACATCACTGACGCTGGTTAGTGTTTACACAGGCCCGACACAATCCGGCGCTGCGTGGTCTGCCGTGCCTCGTGTTGCTTTGAACATGGTCACGGCTGCCTTGGTGGCTCAAAGCGCTGAGGCATTGCGAGGACTGAATTACGATAAGCAGAACTGGCAAAGCATTTTTAGTGGAACCGGCAACATAACAGTCAAGTTACCTGATGGTTCTGCGTGGAACGGCCCTGCGTGGAATGGCATTACTACAGAACTAAATAAAAAGGCCAACGCCAGTGATCTCGGTTCTGCTGCTTCGAAAAACACTGGGTTAAATTCCGGTGACATAATGACGGTTGGGTCTTTTGGTATTGGTGCCAAAGATGGTGCCTATGCATTTGAAGTCAATGACTTTGGTGCAGTTCAGGTCGCAATGTCAGGTAGCGGACTCAGGACATATCGAAATAATGGTTTTCTTGACGATGGTGATCAAAGTATTGCGCAATACAGCCCGACCATATGGGTTGGAACCGGGGATACCTGGTCATCATTATCGTTGCCGTATAGCCATGCGGGGAAAATTGCGGTGGCATCAGGTAGTGAGTCTGCGGGCCGTATGGTAGTGAGGTTGCTATGGGATAATAACAACACTGTCGTTGATGGTAATGGATTTATTAAACAGGCATCGCCGGTTGTCAGAATTTTCTCTGATGGAGGTTATGAAACGAATGATGAATCAGAGGGGGTGGTCGTAACCAGGATACAGACTGGCGAGTACCTTATCGAGGGGTGCACTGGCCTTAATGCAGATGCAGCATGGGGAGGGATCGATGGAGGTTTTGAAATTCCGGTAGACAGAAACAAGCAACCCCGCATCTGGCTGGACTACAAAGTCAATGCTGATGGCTCGATACTGGTCAGAACGTTTCACCGGGTTCATCCCTCCGCGCCTACTTTTGCTCAGAACAGAATAGGGAATACTGATAATGACGGCGTGTTCACTGAGACTGTGGCGGACGGTGAGCCAGTCGATATTCCGGCCGATTCATTTGTGTCTGTACGTGTGGAAATGCCGGAAAACAGCATCTGGAATAAGAAACAAGAGGCTACTCGTATCGCTATGGAGGAAGCCAGGATGAAAGAAGGGCGGACAGATGGTAATAATGTGTAACGATTATTTATGATGTGGCGCTGTCGACGCTGTACAGAAAGTTCCCTGCTTCATAATTTGCTTTGGTGGTATTACGTCACCTTCTCATCAAGCCAGTCCGCCCAAAATTGCATCATTTCTCTGCGGGTAGCCAGATATGCAGCATGGTTGTAAACTGAGCGCGTCCCGCCGCTTACGTGTGCCAGCTGCATCTCTATTGCGTCGCTGTTCCAGTGCTTCTCGTTGAGTACCGTGCTGAATTGATGTCTGAAACCGTGTCCGCATGTCTGCCCTTCATATCCTATGCCGCGGATTACACCAAGGACGGCATTTTCGCTGATTGGCTTCTTCCTGTCATTCCTTCCCGGGAAGCAAAGTTCGTACTGTCCGGTAATTTGTTGCAGGAATTTGAAAAGCGCTGTAACTTGCTCTGACATTGGAACGACATGCAGTTTTCTTCCTTTCATTACTTCAGGGTCAACGGTGATCAGCCTGTTTTCAAAGTCAATTCCTGACCATACCAACGAACGTAACTCCACTGTTCGCATTGCTGTATAGTGAAGAACTTGAGCAGCAATCTTACCTATAACCCAGCCTCCATACCCATTCAGCGCCCTCTGGAATTCGTGAATGCGATGCATAGGTAGGAAAGGGTAGTTGTTTTTTCTGTAACCCTTCATTGCCCCAACAAGGTCTGGAGCCGGATTATATTTAGCTCTTCCGGTTACTATTGCGTAGCTGAAAACCTCGCCACACCTGCGACGAGCCTTATCAGCCCGTTCCATCGCCCCTCTGTCCTCAAATAGCCTGATCACCTTCAGTAGCATCATCGGCTCCACCTCTTCCATTCTCAGATGTCCGATGAGCGGCAATATATCGTCAGTGAACATGTTCATCATTTCGTCAGCATATCCTTTCGACCATACCTTCGATTTATGAGCATGCCACTCCCTGAAGATATCACCGAACGAATCAGCTACTTCTTCCTTTTCCTTCTTCTTTATAGCCTGTTTCTGTTCTGATGGGTCCACGCCAGCAAGCAGCTTCATTTTCGCGTCAGATTGTTTTGCCCTGGCTTCGGTAAGCGAGATTTGCGGATAGGGACCGATGACTAGCGTCTTTTCCTTTCCTTCGAACCGGTAGCGCAT